AAACTCGTGAATCGGCCCGAGCGAAGCGAGGTCGGTACTTAAGAACTGTTCAAGAGCGGTCAACTGACCGGTGTTGAATAGTCCAACTCAATTTGGTGAGTGAGATGGGTATTTATTGAGAGGGTTCTATGAGAGGCAAAAGTTTCCGGAAAAGGTTGTAAACTTCAAAATTGAATTTGAGACTTTGAATCTTGGAACGAAAACTCCAGGAAGGGACAAGTTAGAAAAAGTCTCCTAAGGAAAAGTTTCCAGATAAGGTCTAAAATTATAAAATTGGTTTGACTGTGTTTGTGTTTGACTGTTTTTGTTTGTTTGTTTGGTTACTTACTTACTTACTTACTCCTTGGGGATCTTGATGTCCTTGTACTTGCCGACACCGGCAGTGCCGAGCTTGATGTCGCCAGCCTCACAGGGCTGGAAGATATCGCCGGTCTTGGACCCGATGAGGAGCTGCTCCTCGTTGATGAGGATGTCCAAGAGGTCCTCCTCGTCGTCCTCGTTCTCATCGGCGTCGGCGTCGGCGTCGGCGTCGGCGTCGGCGTCCTCCTTGGAGACATTGAGGTTCTCCATGGAGCGGATGAGGTCGTGCTGGGCAGGCGTGTGGTGCCCGGCACCGGCACAGGGCGTGATGCGGGCGTCAAACCAGGCACGCATGTGGCCGGCCATGGCGAATGCCTTGAAGTCCTCGTCGGACTTGGCGTTGACGTATGCCTCAAACTCGGCCTTGATGTCTTCGGTAACGTCGGTCACGACGTCCTTGAAGACCTTCTTCTCGGCAGCGGACCAGGCGAGGCGGGGCTTGGTCTTCTCCTTCTTCTCCTTCTTGTCCTTGGGAGCAGCAGGAGGCTTGTCGGCCTTGGCCTTGGCCTTGACGGCCTTGGCGGGCGGAGGAGTGGAAGGGGCAGCAGAGGCAAGGACACGGTTGCCGAAGGAGACGAAGTCGCCACCAGCTGCGGCAATGTCGGCGTCGGTGGCGGCCTTGTAGGCCTTGGAGACACGCTTGAGGTCGTCCTCAGTCTTGCCGGGAGAGGCAAGGAAGGCGTCCTTCATCTTCTTAGAGACAGTGCGGGTGCGTGCCTTGGCGTCGGACTTCTTAGAGTCGGACTTAGAGTCGGACTTGGCGTCAGCGTCGGCATCAGCGTCAGCCGCAGAAGAGGACGGCGGCGGAGGCGGAGGAGCCGGGAACTTGGGAGGCGCAGACGTGCGCTCAATGAGACCAAGACCAATGAGGAGTTCCTGCGAAAGCTTGCCCGAATCGTCGGGGAGAGAGTAAGTGCCTGCGGGGAGGTGGGACACTGCATACGAGATCTGCTGGTTCAGGATGTGCTGGATAGAAGATGCGGAGGTGGTCGTCATTCTTTCGTTCGGTCGTTTACGGGCGTTTACGTGGGTGTTCGTAAAAGTGTGCGGGGACTCTCCAGGTTTCTAGACCTATCACGGATCCGTTTTGGTCAGTAAAACGGATCCGGGGGAGGGGTAGGGAATGAGGAGGGCCCCCACACACTGACATATACTTTGAACAACGAATCAAAGTATCTGTCCCCCCTATCACATCTACCGAACAAACGAACAACGAACAACATGCAGAACTACGCAGGAAACATCATCACTGGACTGGAAAAGAACTGGAACAAGAACGAGGAAGCGCAGCTGGACTTCATCGTGGAAGAGCTGAAGAGCGTGCCCGCTGAGCAGCACGAGGAGGTCATGTATCGCTGCGCGGCGTACATGACGCTGAGCCGCACGGCGAAGGTGGCGGACTGGTTTGCCGAGGCTGAGGCGGAGGAGGCCAAGGCGGACGCGCGCTTCGTGGCGATGAACGAGCGCGACTGGCGTGAGGCGCAGCAGCAGGCGAAGCGGCAGCGCTGGTTTGGCTCGTGGGACCGCTGGGTCACGTGGGCTCGCCGCGTGGACGGCAAGCGCCGCGAGAAGGCGGCGGCGTCGCGCGTCGTCAAGAAGGAGGTGGACAATGTCGCGATGCTGCTCGAGGAGCGCCGCGACGTGCAGCGCTACCCGCACTCTTACGGCCGCGAGGAGTACCGCGAGAAGCTTATCGCCGACTACGAGGCGATGATTTGCGCGATCCCCACGGGCAAGTGGCGCCTCTGCTTGGAGAAGCAGAACGAGTCCAAGGCGCTGCAGCCGCGCGTGGACGAGATCGTGCGGCAGGTGAAGCTGACGATGGCGCTGAAGGAGACGCTGGCGGCCCGGCGGATCCAGACGGCGTGGCGCTCGCGCTCAGTGGTTGACGAGGATGAGGACTACGACGACGGCAACCAGCCGCCGCGGGCCAAGGACATCGCCCGCCGCACGCACGACGACGGCTTCGACGAGTACGACGGCGAGGACGAGTGCGAGGAGTCAGACTCGCAGGCGGCTGAGCGGCGGCAGGAGATGGCGGAGACCGCCGAGCGGCAGGCCGAGACCTACGGGGAGTGCTGCGACGGGATCTGCTGCGAGTGCGACCACGGCCAGTATGGTCGCCCGCCTGCGGGTCGCTGGGCGGAGCAGGTGGACCCCTGGGGTCGGACGTTCGGCCAGGCGTGGAAGGAGTTCGGCGCGGGGATCGAGCGGGAGAACGAGCGGGTCAAGGCTCTGAACTCTGCCGATGAGGAAGAGGAGGAGAAGGCGGCGGTGGTGGCCGAGGACGCTCGCAGGGAGGCCGAGTACTCTCTGTTCCCAGGACTCGCTGCATTCATCAAGTCATGCGGCGAGCCGTGCAAGATGACCATGGACCCCGAGATCGGGCGCTGAGCAACCACCAACTAAAACCAAAAACAAAAAAAAGAAAAAGTCGCAGGAAGACTTTTTCAATTCTATACGAGTCTGCAAAACGGATTCATATTGAACTCTTGAAATAGGAATCAACTACAGGGATAAAATGATCATTGAACTTACAGATAAAGATTGGTGGGAGGAGTTCATATTCTGGAGAAATATTGGAGAGAAGAAGATTGCGTTTGATTACCTCCGTGTCCGCCAGAAGGATCTTGAATACTTTGCGATGCTTGTCGCAATGATTGGAAAGCGTAAATATGATAAGAGTATAACTCCTGGGGACGTGATATGTTTAGGTGACTTTAAGATTGAGTGGACCCAGTCCGTGGAAGATATGTATATTTCCTCATGCAATCTAGCATTCTAAAATTTATACGGGAATAGGGAATTAATATACTAAATATCTGCTAAGAACAAAGAGATGGATTGGCTAGGAGTATTTTTACTTGTGGTTGGACTATACCTGGTCTGGCGTGCGGTATCTAGCATAATGAATGGAACGTCAACCTGGTTCTGGAACCTCCTCTGGCTGGCGGCTGGTGGGTATGCAGTGTACATTGGGTACAAGAAGGTGACAGCACCTGCTCCCGGACTGCTCACTCCCGTGATTGGAGGTCGGCGGTAAAAAACATTACCTCTTTTTGGCTAGGAGAGCCTCGTACTGACGAACATGCTTTGAGGTGGGTTTTCCTCGCTTGTCCTTAGCCTTATCGCTCTTCTTTCGGCGCAACTGTTGTTTTGATGGAGATTCGTCCATTTGTTGGATCTCTGGAGGCTACGGAATAATATATACCATACTTCAATCCGTTTTCACCACTATCCACAATGGTCTTGACTCTGGACGAAGTTGAGAGGATTGCTGGACTATGCTGAAGACTGTAACACTGTCCCATTTGCTGTTTGTTTACTCTTCCTATCCCTTTCATCAATCTCTTTCTGTTTTGCTGCCTTTACGTGGTCAACACACATAACAAAGCCAGAATATGAACTTGATCTACATCCGCGATGAACGCAGCGAGGACGTACTTCAACATTGGTCATAACTGGTGGAAGGCTACTAGTTGTATTCTTGTTTCCCATTCCTGTGAGTTTACTCATTGTAATGAAGGAGATCTTGCGCATCCGTTTTGGTGAGTACAACCTTTCCAAGAACAGCCTCGAGCTTCTCGCGATCGGAGTCGGACCAGCGGGTAACATGGGGAGGTGTTACATCAATCTCAATCTTGAGATCGCCAAACCCACCACCCTTTTTGGGCATGCCGGCACCGAAGAACACAAGGTGGGATCCGTGAATGATGGGGCCACCTGTCCAAACATAGTTGGGTTTCTTTCCAGAAGGGTGGTCATCCAACGTAAACTCAAATCCTAGAATGGATTCAGCGTATGTAATGGTGTGCTTGTAAAGAAGATCGGCGTCTTTCCAGGTATACCTCCCCGGATTAACGCGAAGAATAATAATGATATCACCAGGAGTGGTGAATTCATTGGAGTCGGAGCACTCGCCTTCAAACACAAGGTGTTCGTTATCACACATTCCAGGGATAACTTTGGCTTCAAGAGTCTTGTCCTTCTCAACGAAACGGCGGTTTCCACAGGGGATACAATCTTTGGTGGTCCGGTGTCCACGACCTTGGCATGCGTCGCAGGGAGCATTCATTTGAACGACCATGAAGCCCATTTGACGAGTGACCATTTGGGATCCCGAACCCCCGCATGCACCGCATGTGTCCGTAGAGTCCGAGCAATCGGGGCATTTCCGCATCTGCTTGAAATTGATATTCACCGAAACTCCGCTGTACATGTTTTCAAGTTTAAAGCCCATTTCGATCGTCTGAGACGGTCCTTTCCCACCCCTCTGTCCCTGCTGGTGTTGAGGAAACATGGGGCCGCCGCCGCTGAACATGCTCGCAAACATATCGCCAAAGGGCATTCCACCTCCCCCACCCGTGAACGGCATGGGTCCGCGTCCACGAGCATCGTACTCCATTCTCCGTCGTTCATCGGTCAAGACTTCGGCGGCTTCCTGGATAGACTTGAATTTCTCGGCATCGCCTCCCTTGTCAGGATGGTGCTGACGGGCGAGATCGCGGTAAGCGCGTTTGATTTCCTCAGGGGTTGCGTCCTTTGAAACTCCAAGTCGCTGATAGAAATCCGACATCTTGTGTAGTTAAAGCGGTTCTCTGTAAAACGAATTCAACAAAAAAACTTCAAGGAGTAGAGTAATCAAGAACGATGATGCCGCGTACGTACACCTATCTTCCTCCGCCGTCGTGGAAATTAGAGCGGCAAACTGCTGAGCCAAAAATGACCCAAATTGAAGATATCTACTACAAACTAAAATTGTGGTTGAGGCGGACCCTCTTCCCTCAACCTCATTTCCAATATGAATAATAATATCTAGACCTACTCGGCGATCGCATCTAACCATGGGACTGCTTGTTCCTGGGGAACATTGAGTTCAGCCATCAACTCTCTCGCCTGCTTGAACCGCTCGTCCACATCTTCAATCTGCGCGATCACAGCCATTTTCTGCTGGAGGATAATTCCTACGGGGATCTGGGGCTTGAACGTATCGTCAAACCCCACCAGGACATTGGCGAGACGGCCGATATGGCCCTCGCAACACATCTGATAGGATTCGGCACATTCCTGCTGGAGACGTTTGTGTAGCTCGTGACGGATCTTGGTCTCTTCTACCAGCTTGATGCGTGCCCAGAGAGAGTCTAGGACCTTGCGATACATCCAGTCGTTCGGGGTGTAGCATTGGGCGGTATCGTACCATTTCTGCATGTCGGCATACACCGCGTCTTGGACTCCGCGACCTGGAACACGGTATATCTTGGTCCACACTTCGCGGATCTCGTCCAACGTCTTCTGTCCAGCGGGAGGACTGATTTCCAGCAGCAGCTTGACGTTCTCGTCGGTCTGCTTCCGAACGTTTCGGTCGTGGGTATTCTGCGAATCATCGGCAATACGTTGGAGTGCAGGACGCGTATCGTCGGCTGCGCGACGACGGATACGCCCAACTACGTGATTGATCACATTTACCATGTTTGGGAGTACAGCCACAATGGCTACGGCTTCTTCCTCGCCCTGGTCAACCATCCGCCAAACGGCCGAGCGGGTGTATATGTGAGCAAGGTTTGCCCGCTGATTCATAGCCATCTCATCGGTGTCGGGAACAGCAATAGCTGCAGCCATCAGCTGTTGGAGGATTGTCTCCCAGTGTGTCGTCCACAAGGTATGGAATGTCTGCTGGCGTGCAGCTGCCTGTTCACGGTGGGTGCGCTGGCGGTAATGTGTGAGACACTCGTTCCGATCGCTCTGAGGCGTCTTGCGATTGGAGCAGCGGGTTCCAAGACCGTTGAACTTGATGTAGACGCACCGATGTTCGTCGGGGACAACGGGACGAGGTGGAGGCGGCGCGGGGGCGGCAGCGGGATCGGGAGGAGGAGGCACGCCGTAGGTTTCGGGCGTCATATGAAATCCGCACCGGGTGCTATTCTCCTGGGCTTTGAAGGTGCATGGTTGTCCGTTGCGTTTCGTTCCGGTGCATATGGGTCGTGGCATTCTTTGGTTGGCTGTTCTACTTCCCTGGGCGGAAAATATCCGTTTTACGGAAAACGGATGCGTGACGCTCCCTCGGTAGAGAGGAGCAACGGATAGGAAAATGCCCAAGAACTTGCAAGGAGGATCAAAGCACAAGAAGGGATCGAACTCGGAGTCATCGACGTCAAAGAAAACGAAGCGAATGTTTGAGAATATTCTCAGCGATTTGCAGGATGAGGAGATTGACGGTGTCCATTTCGGCAGAGTGGTTCGGAAGTTGGGCGAGGGTAGGATGGAAGTCATGTTTATTGCGAACGAGAGGCTGGAGACGGTAAGGGCACCGATGAAGGGATCTATTCGTGGTCGCGGGAAGAAGGATGCATGGGTGGAGGTAGGGTCTTATGTGGTTCTCAATGAAACAGGGTTGACGGGATCTATGTCGCACGAGATCGTGATGCCCCTCTCACCTGTTCAGGTTGCACACTTGAGGAAGGAGGGAGCGATGGATGAGAGGCTGTTTGAGAAGACCAGTACTGAAGGTGGCGAGGGCGATGGGATTGAGTTTGAGACGGTCGTAGAAGAGAATAAGAAGGAGGAGAAGGAGGAGAAACCTGCTCAGGAAATTGATATTGATACAATCTAATAATGAGTGGGGAGGACGCCGAGGGGGAACATATGCGTCCCCACCCGACCGATGTTCGCGAAAAACAAAATACATCTATAAAGTTTGGATTCCGTAAGAGGACAGACGCATACCACTACCCTTTTGCACTGCGGAATTACTGCGACATAGAGTTTCACAACGTGACGGGGGAGTCTACTACAGCGTATATTGGACTGAAAGCCGCACTCCAGTTTGTGCAAAAACCCACTATCTTTTTCATCTGTTACGATGTGGGGTATAACAAGATTCTACAGACATTTGTGAGGCATGTAGTCTGTTCCCTAGCGGTTCGTGAGGGAGAGGGGCTAACAGTGTACATGTTTGATATGCGTAACTTCCGAGATATCTCGCTGCATTTTCAAGCGGATATGGAGAAAACTCTCTCAGAGTACGCGAAGGTCCCAGTAAAGATCGTGAATGCAGCGTGTCTATACAACAACAAGTGTGTCTATCTCCAGCGATTCAAGGGAGACCATGAGATGGGATGGTGTATTGGTTGGGCCCTGCTGTTTCTGGACTATCTTACAACAAATCCAGAGATAGCAGAAAAAACGCCCGAAGGCAAAAAGAAAGAGTTTGCGAAACTGTATACGCAACTAGACAAACACCTAGCGGGTCCGCGTTCTAATTCTTTCATTGAGGCGTATTACATGCGGTTACTAGATATTGCAGTTTAGGAGCTACGACCTTTGGGTTCTTATTGGACAACTCCTGTTGATGCTCGGCACGATAATCGTGTGTGCATGAATGGTTCGCCAGATGCTGGCCGCAATAAATTTGGCCACAGCGGCACTTCATGATGGCGTACGTCTTCTTACGACAGATTTCGAGGGTACAACGTTCGTGCATGTTGACTCTCTGTGCTTCCTATATTTTCTCTATAGGAAAGTATCCGTTTTATATAACAAGTAGGCAATGGCAGCTCCAAACGTCTTTGCAGATGCAAACCTTGTAGAAGGTGTTGCATACCGAAAGCTAACTATGGTAACCGAAGCATTGGATAGCGGGGCGAATGTGAATTTTGTATCCCCTGAGAGTGGTAAGACACCCTTACATATTATCACCTCAATGGGACGACCCGCTGATAACGCAAAATTAGTCCCGATCGTCACACTTCTACTAAGTCGTGGGGCAAATCCAAACGTGCAGAATCTTGATGGAATGACCCCACTGATGTATGCAACGGCAGCCGAAAACGCCGAGATAATGAAACTTCTTTTAGATGCAGGGGCTGACACGACTATGCAACAAAATAGTAGTAATAGAAGGACAGCATTACGTATTGCGAACGAATTTAGATTTGCAGATGGGATCAGGCTTCTTCAAGAGAGAGGAGCGGTATCCCCTGTATCAAACCCAGAGGAAGACAAGAAGCTTTCAACTGCAGTGAGGATGGTGGATAAGGATGGCGTAGCCGCTGCATTAGCGGCGGGAGCGAACGTGAATTCAGCGGTTGGATTCTTCCAAGTTACTCCTTTGCACTGGGCTATGCATGCTAGCACAAATGATCAGTCCAAAATGATTCCAATTATCCAGCTGCTTCTGGAGAAGGGGGCGGATGTGAACTTGAAGACTCACGAAGGGCTTACTCCATTTATGCAGTCCCTTCACGTACCGATGTTCTTTTACATGCTGTTAAAGAAACGTCCAGATCTTACGATCAAAACTAATGCAGGGAAGACGGTGATGGATATCGCAAAAGGACCTCCGCGGCGTGAAAAGGTCATCGAAGTTCTCACAAAGGCCGAAGCGGGTGATTGGGAGGCTGCCACCAGGATTGCGGAAGAGGACGCACCTCCGCCAGCACCAGAAGCACCATCTCCTCTCACCGCTGTAGCACAAGCTGTCCAGTCGGCTGTAGAATCAGTGGTAGCTCCAGCACAGGTATCCAGTTCCGAACAGGATCGCGCACTGGAAGCTGCCGTTGCAGCTGACGATGATGCAGCTGCTCAAGCTGCTATTCTAGCAGGTGCGAATCCCAATATGATGTTGCATGGAGACCGCGAGACAGTCTTGATCCACTATGCGATCTCAGAGAATCGTCCGATGGTAGAGTTTCTGCTAGACCACGGAGCCGATGTGAATGGACGGGCAGGACCTGGAGCCGATGAACCTGGTTGGACTGCGCTGAATTATGCGAGGTATCTTGATATTGGAGAGTATATTGAAGAACGCGGCGGGATGACGGCAAGATTACTAGACTACGGTCCCCCCGCAGCATCTCAACTTTACTTCGCATCGGACTATGCAACACCTGCGGCATCTGCAGCACCTTCAGCATCTGGAGAGGAGCGGTTACGGGGACGCGAGGATCTGGTTATCCAGCCCATTACTCTCGTTGAGGACTACGTATCGGGTGCAGATGAAGGTGTTAGAATGGAAACGATAGATGTGAAGGAAGTATTTGTCGCCAATCTTGGACGCGATCTAGGCCTGGACCAGTTTTTCCGAAAATATATGGGAGACGGAATCGTGTTCAAGGTTGGTCCAAAATTTTATGGAATTCCGCGCAAGGATCTGATTCAGGAATACATGGAAGGGAACGCAATTGTCTACGAATGCACCAAGACATTTGCGATGGATGATCCTGGGACACGGGGGACATTTGAGTACAGTGATATATACGCCAAACCATTCTTTAGTCTCCGTACCCCAGCAGGGGTTTTGTATGTTCCTTTGACGACCATGAAAGGCATACTTGGAGTAAGTCATGGATTCTACAAGGTTGAGGACAAGCCAATCAAGAAACTAGAGAACATTGCATCCAGGTCCAGCGTTCTGGCTGGTGGTCCAGTATCCAGTCAGTTACATTGTCAGGCAGGATCGGATGGAAATGTTTATGCGGTTGCACCCTTCAAACTCCCCGATATTGAAGAGGAAGAGGAAGAGGAGGAAAAGGAGGAGGAAGAGGAACCGAATGTTGTGTATGTGAAGAAGGGCGAGGACAAGACGGAGTTTCCGCTGGATCTCTCACAGACCATTCTTCAGTTGAAGGAGGCAGTCAAAGAGAAGTTGGGGATCGCAGTGGAGGCACAGAAGATGGTGTTTCAAGGCAAGATTTTGAAAGATGATCAGACACTGGGCGAAGTGAAGGTTGGGAAGGGGTACGTGATCCAACTTCAGGTGAGCGGTGGTCGGCGATTCACGCCGAAGCAGTGCAAGAAGTTCACATGCGCAAAGATGGGGTTCACACAGAAGGCGTCGTGCCGTCCGTATAAGAACTGTTACCGCTCAACTGCGGGAGTAAGCAAAAAACGGCGCACCGACAAAAAGAATGGCGGCAAGTAAGGCGACAATATCCACTGTCCGCACGATCTTCTTCCACTTGGGAGGTAGATCCTCCACCCCCTTCTGGTACTCGGCGGGCTTGAAGGGAGCGGAGATCCAACCCAAAAAGGTAGGTTTCAGGTGATCATTACAATCATACCACACATCGTACCACGCCATCAAAATATATCCCGTGAACGCGAGACCTATTGTGACGGCACGTTTGAAGGCGATATCGTAGGGCGTTTTGAGAGCGGCCCAAGGGGGCATCCAGTAGATCGCGATGAGGAGTCCAGAGAATGCTAAACACTTTGGATTGAGAGCGAGAGGCGTTCCAAACAGTCCGCCGCCCATTCTATTCTATTCTATTATCTTGTGTTGAGTAGGAATAATAACTGATATGTCGGGTGGTCGTTCTACATCCTTTGGTCCACGTGAAAGTGTTGGTGGGTTTCCAGGTGCCGCTGACCAGTCATCTCTCCTGAAGGCTCTGAAGCTCCAGGCGATCCTGAAGGCTGCGAACTCTGGTTCGAAGAACATCAATACTCGTCTCCACACAGAGTCGGCGATTCAGCGTGCTTCGTATAACCCAAATCAGCAAGCGATACAGCGTAGTATATTTTATAGGCCAGTATAAGCAATAGTGGGATGGCTTCGGACGAATTAAAGAAGCAGGTAGAGGTTCAAGCAAAAGCGCTTCCACCTGCGTCCCTCGACACTCTTAAAGAATTACGAAAGGAGAATTGCGAGTCCAAGGATTTCCACTTGGCTTCCTTTCAGCTGTTTTTACGGCGTCTGCTTTCTCCAGACAGTCCGATCCGCTCTATGCTCCTTGTCCATGGGACAGGGGTAGGAAAAACCTGTACAGCTATCCAGGTAGCGGAAGAGTACATTTTGCGACCGGAGTTTCAGGACAAGAAGGTCCTAGTCGTAGCGTCATCGGCGGTGCAGGAGAATTTTCGGACGCAGATCTTTGATGTGACACGAGTCAAGCAGGATCCCATGGGTCTCTTGATGTCGCAGCAGTGTACGGGGAGGCGGTATCTTGAACAGCTGGAGCGGGCCCAAACCGAAGGCCTGCGATGGGAGAATCCCGAGAACCGGGAGAAACTGAATTCTATCGTGCAAAAGATGATTGACGATTTCTACGATTTCTCGGGAGGTATCCAGTTCGCGAACTTGGTGGACAAGAAAAAGACGAACCTGTCGCCGGCAGATTTTACGGCGTGGGTGCACGAAACGTTTGATGGTCGGCTCCTGATTGTGGATGAGGCACACAGCTTGCGTGAAGACGATACGAAAGAGAATAAACTGTTATCGGAAAGCATTCAGCGTATTGCCCAGATCGCGAACGGTATGACCCTGGTATTTTTGACGGCGACTCCAATGTTCAATGCATTCCAGGAAATCATGATTTTCTTCAATATCTTTCTGTGGAACGACAAGCGTCAAACGGCGAAGCAACGTATTACAGCCGCGTCTATCTTTAATGCGGATGGAACGTTCAAGACTGCTGATACGGAAGCAACGTTCCGGGGATGGGTGCACGAGTACGTCTCGTTCATTCGTGGTGAGAATCCGTTCACGTTTCCGTTCCGTCTTCCTCCGCCTCCCGATATGGTTGCCCCACTAGATCGGGAAACAGATGTGAATGGACAGGAGATCAAGGAACCACGGAAGTACTTGCCGCTTGTGGTGTCGTATGTAGAGGGACCGCAGAAAGAGGCGGTATCCAAAGTGTCGGGAAAACTGCAGGATGATTTTGTACCCACGATCGTCGTATCCCCAGACGGCCGATCTATCACAAAGTGTTTTGAGAAACCCCGTAATTCTGCAAAGTACCAGTATCGGTACGCCAAGGGTCTTGAGCCGTTTCTGTCGCCCTCGAACGTCAAGGCGCATGCGACCAAGTTTGTAACAATTCTCAAATGTATTGAAGCGTCTCCCAGCATTTCGTTTGTGTACTCCAATTTTGTGAGGGGAGGAGCCCTGCAGTTCGCGATGTGTTTGGAGGAGCACGGATACGAACCGGCGATCGGACTAAAATTGTTGGAGAATGTGTCGGGGGAATACGAAGGATCGCCAAAGGGCAAGTATGCGTTCCTCACGTCGGATATGGGTGAGCGACAGATTACGCAGTTAATTCGCCGTCTACGCAAACCTGAGAACGCCAATGGGTCGGATATTCGCGTGATCATTGGATCACCCCTGATTTCAGAGGGCGTGGATTTCAAGAATGTACGGCAAGTCCATATTCTGGATCCGTGGTACAACATGAGCCGTATTGAACAGATTATTGGGCGTGGACTGCGTACCTGCTCGCATTCAGGACTGCCGTTTGAGGAACAAAATTGTACGGTGTATCTTCATACGGCACGGTTCGCCGACTCCAAGAAGGAGACGTATGATGAGTATGCGTACCGGGTGTACGTAGAAGCTAAGACTGCAGGTATCGCACGAGTGAAGCGGGTTCTAGCGGAATCAGCGGTGGATTGTACGACGCAGATCGCGACCAATCAATTGCCGGACGATTGGTTATCACTCATGATTCCTCAGAAAAGGGCACAGGACGGAAAGACGGTGACGATGCCGCTATCGGCTCTATCGGCTCCAACATTTGAGGACGGAACGCCATCGCTGGTCTGTTATGTACACACATCTCCGGCAGATGCGAGCGAGTATGTCCGACCTCTCTCATCGTATCTGGATGTACGTGACGAGATTTTTGATAAGATTGTGAACCTATTTGAGAAGAAGGAGTTATGGAAGCAGGCGGACCTGCTGGAACAGCTGAAGTATTCGCCGGAAGTGGTGACCTACCTGGTGGAAAGTGCGATTCGTGAGCATCTGAAAATCAAGGATTCTAGTGGGAGGATAGGAACGCTGGAGAATCGGGGGGGAGTGTACGCATTCAAGCCGCGGGACATCCAGGATGCTACCTTGTTTGAGCGTAGTGTAGCAGATACAGCAGAGGGTAGAACACAAATAGATATTCCGGAAGAAGAACTTCCTCCTGCCCCGGCGGTACCCAAACCCAAGACCACAATTGAATCCCTGCGGGCGTCGCATCGTTTCCCATTCGCAGTCAATACCAAATTCCCGCAAAATGTAATTGATTGGTTCTTGGTGGACCAAATTATGGATCCGGCGGAGAAGCGAGATCTCATTCTGCAGCGCCAGGATCCTCCCCCGCCGTACGCTGAAGGACTGCGAATTGACGGTCTGAATTATCTAGTTCTGGGTCCCCGTGATATTGTGAACGATAAGAACGAACCGGTGGAACCTATTGGAACCGAGATGGATGCGTACAAGGCGTGGGCGAATACACATCTGGAGCGGATCGTGGAGCAAATCAAGTCGGGGAAGATTCTGTGCACTGCCGAAAAGCAGACGCTGAAGATAGCACCGTTTGTTGTGGATGCCGATGGACATATACAGCGGGCTCCTCGTGAGAAGACGATTCGGCCGAAAGAGTGTGGGTTCTACCATATTCCGGAATTAAAAGCGTTCGCAAAGGATGTAACAGGGGACGAATTTCCAGCGGAAGCCAAGAAGAAGGATCCGATGTGTATGTACCTGAGTTTAGCGGCCCGAACGCCCAGTGAACGAATCTTCTGGGTCCAGCCAGAAATTTGGGCGGTCCTATCAACTCCCGAGTTTGCAGGGCTGATTCTAAGCAAATTAAAAGCGAGTAAAACAGATCGCGAGTAAAGAATAACATGTCGGAAGGAAAAATGTTTGAGCGACGTGAGCTTGTCCGTGTGGTCACGGTCCCGTCGAAGCACCTTCAGAGGAACATTCAGTCGTCAATTCTGATGTATCTCAAGTCGCATGTTGAAGGTCGGTGTGGAGTGGAGGGGTATGTCCAGCCCAAGACGAGCGTCATCATCAATTACTCATTGGGCAGTGTAACGAGCAGTACAAAGATGGGTATATCCTACCGTGTCCGGTTTCAGGCAGATATCTGTTTCCCGCACAAGGGACAGATTCTGCGGGCACCGGTGACTCTTCGTAGCAAGATTGGGGTGCATGCGGAAACCTCTCCACTCCGAGTCCTGCTTCCTCGGGACCTGCATATTGGAAATACGGACTTTGAGCAGATTGTGGAGAAGGACGAGGTGGAGTTCGAAGTTCTCGGGGCGGAGTTCAAGCAGAACGATGAGCAGATGTTTGTCTTAGCTCGGCTAATTAAGCGTATTCCAGCAGCCTCCGAAACATCGGAGGAGGTCAAGGTTCCAGTGGTTGAGGAGGAGAAGCCAGCGACGAAGGCTCCGGGAGCGGAAGAGGTCAAGCAGGTGACCATCCAGCCGCAGGCAGAGGGCGAGCCGAAGGAGAAGGTTCGGCGTAAGAGGAAGTTAGGCACAGCGGCCGCAGTAGACACAAATGTCGGGAACAATGGCCGAGAGACTATTGCCTCTGCTTGAACGGCTTGAGCAGAACGAGCACGAGCAGATTTTTAAGATTGTGCGGAAGTACACCAATGAGTACACGCGATCTGATACGGGTGTGTATGTGTCGTCCAAGAATCTTCCAGAGGAGTGTCTGGCGGAGATGGAGCGGTATATCACATTTTGCTTTGATCAGCGTGCACACTTAGAGGCGGGTGACGTAGATAGAAGTAAGTACGAGAAACTCGCCAAAACGGGTAAAGTTGCCCGTTTTTGATCTAAGAAATTAACAATGGAGCGAGCACTTGACGAAACCCGTCAGGCGACGGATCTCGCCAAATTCATAGAACTCTCAAACAAAGATCCGCGAGCCGAATTTGAGGCCAAGGTTCTCGCAGGACGTATCCAGACGCGGGATGTAGCGGCTCGCATCGTCGCAGCCATCAAGGCGATTGCTCCTGAAATGGTTGAGGAGCATCGCCTCACCGTCATCTATCCAGATAATATCCGAGTACATGTATTGGGCGTCACCCACATCCACAAGGTCTGTGTCGCAAAATCGTTCAAGAATCTTCCGCTGGACGTGGAGCGGAAAACAAGATACTTTGAGAGTGGGGAGAAAGATACGATTGACGTCCCCGACTTCTTCTGCCGCTTCACCCTGAAGTCCGAGAAACATCTGAAGAAAGACTTTAACGGCGACCCTGATGATCCCAAGGCCCAGATCCGCATGATTCATCGCCAGTCGTATGCCGTCCCAGGCGGAGAGTTCCGTATTGATATGTCTATGGTGAAGACGAAGGCGTCGGTGAAGGACGGGATTCGCGATGTCTTGAAGAACCAGCCATTCTACGAATTGGAGGTGGAGTACACTCCTCGCAAGGAACCTCGTCCGCCCAAGGAGATCATGCGATCGCTGTACACGATTCTGGAGGCCCTGGTGGGAGCGTACCAGGAGACAAACCATATTCTGCCGCTGTCGGACCTGCAGCGGTATGCGGCGGAGTTCAAGGCGTCGTCCAATATGTTCTACAATCCCATCACGCTGGAGCGGAGGCACATTGTCGCAGATCGCCCGAACAACATTCTGAAAGGGTACACGGTGACCAACAAGGCAGACGGTCAGCGGTGTGGGTTGTATGTGACGCGGGACAAGCGTCTTCTGCGAGTGAACCCAAACGGGCAAGTGGTGTTCACGGGCATCACGGCACGAGGCGATACGCACATGAACGACTTCTTTGATGGGGAGTACTTGCCGTCACACAATCTGTTCTGTATCTTCGATGTGTACCGTTACAAGGGTCGGGATGTGAAGTCCCTACCCTTATTCACGACGGACGAGGATGTGAAAAAGAATCCAGGGTCGTCCCGGCTGGGTACGGCGATGCAGTTTATTCGGGATATTCCGGAGGATTTCGTGAAGGAGTCGGAGTCGTCGTTGCGAATTGATACAAAAATGTTCCTGGCGGGAGACGGAGCGGCGATGGAGGAGGCGATTCGGCGGGTTCTGGATACGCAGTTTGAGTACGAGACAGATGGTCTGATCTTTACTCCCCGGACTTCTCCGGTGGCTCCTCCGTCCGATGTGAAGGGTAAGGTGTGGATGCGAGTGTATAAGTGGAAGCCGCCCCATCAGAATTCCATTGACTTCCTGGTGAAGTTTGAGGAGGCAGCAGCATACGATGTGGGTCGGAAGCAGATGGTGAAGAAGGGGTCGCTGTATGTAGGACGGACACCGGGCGTGGATATTCTATATCCGTGCGAGACGTTGACGGGGGAGTACGTTCCTCCGAAGCTGCCGCAGGAGTTCCTGAAGCTAGGAGAATCGGGAAGCCGTGTTCCTTCGGTGTTCCAGCCGGCTGCCCCACGTGATTCGGATGCCTACATCATCAAGGTCCCGCTGAACGACAAGAATATGCCGATGGACCAGGCGGGAGACAAGGTGGATGATAATACGATTGTGGAGTGTGCGTACGATACCGATAAGCGTGAATGGACGGTCATGCGGACACGGTACGACAAGACGTATCGGTACCGAGTGCTGGGACAGGCCGAGTACGGCAACGATATCAATGTCGCCGACTCTATCTGGACATCCATTCATGTTCCGATCACAGAGGTGATGCTGAAGTCGCTGGTGAGCAGTCCGCCAGACGATACGTTTGAGGATGATATGTACTACCGCGACGACGTGGATTCGCGGGACCGTATTCTGAAGAACGTGTATGGGTTCCACAATCGGATTAAGGAGGACCAGTACAATTCGTACGTGGTGGCGGGGAATACGCTACTGGAGCTGGCGGTAGGGAGGGGTGGAGATATGCACAAGTGGCGGCGATCGAAACCGTCAAAGGTTCTGGGTCTGGACATCTCACTGAACAACCTCTCCATGCCTCGGCAGGGGGCGTGTGTGCGGTACTTGCAGGAGAAGAAGCGGTCCAATGAGTACATGCCGAAAGTTCTGTACGCCCAAGGGGATATGACGAAGTCGTTTGAGGAGCAGGAGTCCAAGTACTTGCAGATCGTGTTTGGAAACGAACCGGCCACGACGCCGTACCTTGCTGAGTTCCGGAATATCCAGGATTGGGATCTAGTGGCGTGTCAGTTTGCCCTCCACTATGCGTGTGAATCGGAGGAAACATTCAAAACATTTGTGGGAAATCTGAAGCATTGTAAGAGTGTGTTCTTCGGGACATGTCTGGATGGAAAGGCGGTGTACACCCTTCTAGCGGGGAAGGAGCGTCACACATTCCGGTCGCAGGGGAAGACGTTCGCGGAGATCACGAAGAAGTATACGGATGAGGGAGAGTGGAAGGACGAGTTTGGGCAGCAGGTGGATGTTCTGCTGGAATCTATTGTGAAGCCGACACCGGAGTTCCTGGTTCCGTTTGAGAGTGTGATCCGGATCATGGAGAATGCCGGGTTTGAGCCGATTGATAGCAAGATGTTCGGAGACATCTATACCACCCAGAACCGCGTTGTTCTAGAACAGGCAGAACAGGATTTCAGTTTCCTGTACCGGACATTCGCCTTCAAGCGTGTATCGGCAGCAAAGACGGAGGAAGAACTCGCCAAGAAGGATGAGGTCGTAGAGGAAGAGGTGTCCGAGGAGAAGGAGAAGGAGAAGGAGAAGGAGGAGGAGGTCAAGGCACCGGTTGCGACGGCACGGAAGCGAAAAATCTCTGCGAAGGAGCCAATTACAGCTCTGCCCGATATCCTGTTCTTCTTCTCGAAGGAGCCTGAGAACAAGGAACTATCAAACTTCTACGAGACTAACTTCAAGATTGATGGAGTGGAATACAAGTCGGCCGAGCACGCGTTTGAGGCGATTAAGGCGAAGACGTTCGGTGACGACGAAACGTTCGAGAAGATTCTGAAAGCCAAGTCTGCACAGTCGGCAAAATCGTTTGGAAACAAGGTGAAGGATTTCAAAGAAGAGACGTGGGCGGAGAAGCAGGATGAGGTGATGAAATCGGTGGTGCGTGCGAAGTTCACGCAGAATCTGGAACTGCGCAAGAAACTCTTAGATACGGAGGACAAGCTGCTCGCAAACGCGGACTCGCGCGATAAGTATTGGGGTATTGGAACCTCGGCGAATACGTCAATTGCGAAAGATCCGAAGAAGTGGAAGGGTGAGAACAAGCTGGGAAAGATGCTGGAAGAACTGCGAACACAGATGAAGGCGGAGTAACGAAGCCCGAGGTACGAGTGGAGGAGTAGAGTAAAACGGACTCAAACTGTATTTTTCCATTGGAGATCAACTGACCTCAACACAATGGAAAAGTATATTTATGCTCAACATATCCCCACAACTAATCCTCTCAATACATCTATGCATCATGCAATTATTCTCAAGGGCAACAAGGTCTTGGCGTCCGCATTCAATAAGGTGGGTTCCAGATCAAAGGGGTGTGGGTACTGGGAAAAAACGATTCACGCAGAAGTGAATGTTGTGAAGAGTCTAGGAGATCTCTCTCAGCTCAAGGGTGCTACGCTCATAGTGGTCAGACACGGAATTGATGGAACTCTTAGGTGTTCTAAGCCGTGCAAGAACTGCGAACGTTTCCTGCAAAAATGTATGGATGAGTACGGTCTTCGCAAGGTTATTTATTCTTAGAAATCCGCTTGTAATACTCCTCATACGTCTCCTCCTTCGGAACAGATTCCTGGCGGGTAAGCGGCTCTACCCAGCGTCCATAGAGCTTTTTTCCCACTTCCTTTGAGGCTTCATCCTCGGTAATCTCTCCCTTCTCAACCCGACGCTTCTGGTTGAGCATGTAGAAAAAGGTGGCGTCCAACTTGTCCTCTAGATGAAGGAGGAAGATGGAGGGGTAATTGAAGTGGAGCGTATGGTTCTCAGCAATCAGCGTCTTAATGTACTCGGATGGATTGCTGGTCTTGAGAGCGGCGTGCTTCTTCTTGCTATCATCCATATTGCGAACCATAGCCTGAATCTCGGTCGCGTTATGGAAGATGTCGGAGAAGTTATTCATATCGTGCATCATGGTATTGTTCCCTTTTCTATTCTAGCCTGTAAATAATACGTAAAAATGACCACAGTCAATAACGGGGTCATTATCCCACCCAGGCCCGCCATAACAGAACCAGGAGTCCCTGTACCTATTAAACCTGGATCGGCGATTACAGCGGCCGGACTCGCAAATGCGGAAAAGACAGCGGTGCAGGCTGAAGCTGTCCAGAATCTAGGTGGAAAGGTTGGTGGACGGCGGGGGAAGGTGGCATCGCTTGCTCGGGTTCGTCGTTTAATGTTGCTGGGAGGTAGCAAGATTCCAGCGGGACAGATTGAGGTGAAGCATGTTCCCAACATGGTCTCGTCGGGAAGTGTGAACGCCAAGGCGATGTATGCCGGACTTCTAGAGACTCAGAACCAGTTGGCGGCGGATGCCCAGTTTGATGCACTTGGTCAATCATCTCCTCAGCAGGTGGCTCCTCTCCAGGCTCAGGGTGGACGTCGTCACAAGAAAAAGAAAACCCGAAAACATCATAATGGCCGGGCTAAGCACACAGGTGTACGCAAATCTCGGCGGTCTACTCGCCGGTCTCGTCGCATTCGTTCTCGTCGCGCTTAGTTACTTCCTCTTTTCTAAGCCATTTACCCTAGGTATGTCTACAGTTGTACCACTCGTCTTAATTAATTTGTTTTTAGCAGTGTACCTGATCATCATGATTTATTACAACTCCGAGTTTCAGACGAAGGTGGAGGTATAGATAAGGCATACGTAGTCAAATGAGGTTCAAGAAGTTTGACGAATTCGTCGCAATCTTCCTGAGACTTCAGGGCAGTCAGGTTAATCTTTCCCGTACGGAAGACACACGCAGTCCAGCGTTGAGGAAACACGATTTTCACACAGGGAGAAACATCTGGCTCAAACTCGGCTTGAATACCCTTCTCCTGAAAGTATCGCTGGAGGGCTACTCGGGAGATGTTGAGGGTATCCTTGAAACCCGTTGAGTAATTCATGAGAAGAACCCGGCGTTTAAGATCATCCCACCCGCCTTCCTTGATGCAGGCTGCATGCATATTGGATTTCAGAATTTCAATTGTCGTTGTTTCATACCGGCTATCTAGAACTCCAGTCATATGAAAGACGCCATTATGGAAGATTTTCACAGTGATTTCCTTTTCGGGAAGTTCTCCGCCGGCATTGTTGAGAACAACAACCGTTACCGAATTGTGCCCGAATCCAGAGGTAGTTGCAGCCTTTGGATTCCGACGCTTGATCCGATCACGCTTGGATTCGCCTCTACGCAGAATCCCTCGCTTTTCGATTTTTATGATTCCGTCTTTTAGGGGCATGTTGTTCAACATTTCGTCCGTGTCCAGCTTCATCGGGTACGTGTGGAGAACCACCATCGTGGAGAGTCTCGGATGTACTAGCATTTGCATTTCGGTCAGCAGGGAGTATCTTGTTCTCTCCTATGACCGTAAGTCGGTCGGTTCCGTTTTTCCAGGAATAGGGGAGGAGGAAGGGGTTGCTTACGACTATGGACACCGTGCATCCGCGAAACGCTTTCCTGCACCGAGTATCGTGCTGGGGATTGAGCATAAGGATGGGGTCAACGTAGCCTGCATAAATGAATGCTCCGGGGAAATGGGATTGAACAGTTTCGATCTCACGAACAAGATCGGTTGTAGATGTTTTAGAGAGATCAGTGTACCCTTTTGGAAGATCCAATCTTGCTAAACGGTCACATTCGACAAGATTGAGTCCAGCATAGACCCACAGCATCGTTGTTGTATACTACAGATTAATGCAGTGTAAACAGAAACCGCGACTGATGAATATCGGCCAAAATTTCGTCGCGAATGTTTAGAAGATCAGTATCCTCCTTCTTCAGCAGCTTGGGAAGACGTTTAGTGAGCCAGGCAACCGCGTCGGTAAGGAGTTTGGGAGCCTTGGCGTCGGAAGCATCATAAATCTGGAGTTTACCCAGAGATGCAGTGAATTTTGGGCGTCCGTAGCGGCCCATATACGCTTCTGTGAACTTATCAATATTCGTATCAAGACTGGTCACCAGATCGTCGGTCGCCTTGTGACGGCCGAAGGAAAATGTCTGCCAGTGGTACAGCTTCACTTGATTACGCAGAATCAATAGAACATGAAGTATTTCTGCCGACATTTATATGTTCTTTGTGAAATAAATAAAGATGAACCCGTACCCATCAACTGCAAAAAAGGTCTGGCGTAAGATTCGCAAGACCATTATTATTGATTCCCGTGATCGCCAGGTCACAACCACTTCATCCCCAGGCAATTACACAGTGATCTTTCCGACCGTTTACTCAAATATTTATTCCGTAACCCTGCGGTCCTACGAAGTTCCGTTCACGTACAATCAATTTGCAGCATGCCAAAATAACACATCATTCTCCATGACGTACAATTCATCTGGAGGAACAATAACGTCAACAAGAACAATTACAATTCCGGATGGAAACTATACGATTACCACGCTTCCGTCATTCCTCACTCAGAACATGAATGCGGCATTTGGAACCACTGCAACAAGAGCTCTGAATGCGTACTGGAACCCAACCACCGGTCTGGCGTCTATCTATAGCACAATTTCTGGTGATTCGCTATCTCTCAATTTTTCAGCATCCCAGAACATAAATTGTGGTACGGGGCAGGGGGTTTCATACTCAACTGGATGGGGATTTGGATACTTTCTTGGGTTTTATCAGAGCAATTATACATCGTCCAATACGCCAATTATCACTGCAGGCAATACTCTTTCGGCTCTAACTGTTGCGAATGTAACGGGTAATTTTATCATGAACACGAATCCGGATACGTATATTCTAATGGATATCCCGGGGCTCAACAAGATTGACGAGACGGGGATTGATGGGAAATATGCAGGTCGTATTGATGGCGCCTTTGCTAAGGTTCCGCTCACAAACAATACGGGGGAGTACCTATTCTATCAGGATACGTCAGGACCGTCTCCGCTCAATCAGCGGGTGTACAATCCTCCCATTTCCAAACTGGACCGCATCACGGTGCGTTGGCGCCGTCATGATGGCCGTATAATTGATTTCAACGGTGGCGAGCACTCGTTCACGCTAGAACTAGAGCTCCTGGATAACAACTTTGACGAGTATTCATCATTGGATTTCAGTCGTTAGTAGATTGTGGTGAGAGCACACTGACCAGTCTGGTTGTTTAGTGCGTTTGTCTGAGCTGCGATTACCACCTTGTTAGCATTCTTCTTCAATCCAAAGCGAATACGAGTGCTGAATGGCTGAACCACGTGGTAAGCAGGGCGGCTCTGAGGAGGAGCACACTCAATCTGCTTAGGGAACGTGACGTTATCGTTGAGGAGGGTCGAGCATCCAGCCGACGCGATCTTAAGTTTTGTTTGGTGATTGAAAAAGTCGGAAGAATAAGCGTTACCCGCTATACGAGCAGTGATAGTGGCTGACGTATTGAGAGGGACAGTCCCGCCGCCCTTCATGACAGGGTTAGGTTCACGAGTCACAATTCCTGTGCGAGCGGTTATCATAAATGGATCTAGCTCGCGGGAGGCCAGCTTACGGACACGAGCAGTATACTCCGAACTGTCCTGGAGATTGATGGTGTTCACGGGGGGAGCGTTCAGGGCCTGTTCAATGGCTTTCTTGCGCATAGCAAGGTGTTCATTAGACGAAAAAGGTCGGCGGGCCTGGAAAGTGGGCTGACGAGCAACAGCACTATTATCATGAGGCCAAGGTGTCGGTGATGCGACAGACATATATATTATCTTACTGCTCACAAAAGTTCTACGTGAGTCAGGAAATGACGACGGCAGCACTCGCGGGTCAGACCTAGGGTATCCATGGCCCGACCCTCGGCCGTCTTCGTCGTCGTCTTGGTAAGGTAAGGAATCGTATCGCCCGTCCGCCCATCGGCCTTCTTCCCGTTCTCAACGAGTTCTACATACTTGAGCCATTTGCCCGCGAGAACGTTGTTGCATGTGTAGCAGCGAACATCAATCGGCATCTTTGGTCTATGTCCTTGTCTTCCCTACGCATATTTCTTGTTCCGTTTTAACAAAGAAGGCGAACATGCTGGCTACACCCAAAGATATTCAGGCATCGGTCGTCGTGATTGCTCTCTACGCGTTCACGGCGATCGTGGGAACTCCACGCCTTGTTCTGGACGCACTCGTAGCTCAACCGATGTTTGCCCGCATCGTTTGGCTGTCGGTGATTGTCTATGCTCTCTACTACAAGTTTTACCTCACGGCTGTATTCCTAGTTGTCCTGGGAATCCGTGCGACGTTTGATGCGGATATGTCGTATGCGTTCTCGCACGACGGTATACTCGCCAAGTATGCGGCTCTCCAGAAGAACGATCCCCGCTTTGATGCGACCACGGAGGTTGATCTCAAGATGGCGAACGAGACACTGGCGTACGATCCCGCACGGTGGCTGGATCCTGGTCGCTCGCCCATTCCCCTGCTCCTGTTCCCGCCTACCCCTCAGCAGCTCTCAATGATCGGGAACAACGGTCAGTGAGGAAGGTGGTGCGGGAGGTGTAGGGGGAGAAGGAGGAAAAACAGGGTTCTTCAAGGGGTTGTGAGGAAGATGCCGTTTATAATAGGTTAGAACGGGAGAGGCAGGAGGTTCCGAGATCTGCCGAACAATTCCTGGCGGAGGCTTTGACGACATATTCACGTGTATGTGGTCCAATTCTCCTACAATCTCTGGCTTTTCTAGCGTAACATTGGATTCAACTTTTTCGTTGAAGCGGCGTATAATGTTGGAATGAATGACTGGACACGATTCTTCTAATCGATCCTGTTCTACCCGAATCACCTTTAGAAACTCTTGGGCATTGGTTCGTTGGTCGCGACGCAGAGCCAGTTCATTGGAAATGACGCGATACAGTTTTCCGTAGGCGATGGAGGCAATACGATGACCTTCAGAGCATTGAGGAGCTTTAATCAGTTGGTTGATAGAGGTGAGCACTCCTGTGGAAATCGTAACTATTCCAACAACTATGGTAATGTATGTTTGGGCAGTTGGATTCAGTTGAGTGAGACCGATAGTAGTAGCTCCAGCGAGAGCCGTGAGAGTTACGCTGGGAATGGATAACCAAAAATTCCAACGATCATAGTAAATTTGGGATTGGGTATGCATCCATCGCATGCAATTTGCCTTGTCTCCGATGGACGCCAAAAGAGTTTCGTGAGCGCTGTTCCAGCTATTCGCGATATCGCTGGACGATTCTGAAGTATCTTCTAATTTTTTAAGGGACTCATCCATTATTATTATATAGTTACCACGCAAGTTCTAGTTCCGAGAGACTCCAGAATTCCGAGCGACCACCAGGAAGTTCACGGTGGATAATCAGGGGCAACTTACGCTCCAGAATCTCACGCTCGGCAACCTTCCAAAGCAAACGCGGATCGTCGCGATTGAATTCTTGGATCGGAACCATCGGAGGAGCGCCTTTGGACAGCAGGTCTACGCGCTCACCCAGAAGAGCGGTATACTCATACTTACTAAAGTATGGAAGAGTAATCCGCGGAGTCTCCTGGGCCTTGATAATGTCGTCACGATAGATGAACTTGACCATTTGGTTGGTTGTGTTATTGAAAGAGCAGGACAAATTTCGTATCCATTTTACATACACTGCTTTCCGCCCGCCTTGTATCCGTGGGCCTCGCCGACATACGCACGATCAGCCAATGCAACCTTTGCCGTTGTAGGGGATGTACGCTTGGTATACACCGCCAGGGCATTCAGGCGGCGGTACACAGTAAGGGCACCGTCATGCTTGACTGCCGCATTCAGGGCAATGTGGCGACTGCGGGCGGTCTTGGAAGTTCCATAACCGTAGCGAGACAGGGCGCCTTTCTTCAGGGTTCCAATCCCCTTGCCTGGTCCCTGGTATCCGCGAACGCACGTGGTCGGACGAACTTTCACGGCACCAACACGGGTTAGAGTCTTGCGAGTATGTGCTTTACGCGTATGACGTTTACGTGGGTGAAACCCTTTCTTACAAGTAGCCAGAGCCATGTCTTTACTCAATACTCTGGAAAGAATCTTTGAGAAGGAGATTGGAGAAGCCGAAAATCGGGCGTTTGAAAGGGGGAGAAGGCGTGGATATTATGAGGGAATGTGTATTGCGATGTTCGCAGCTGCGATTGGAAACTTCTTAGTGGTTGCGCCGTTTCTGGGTCAACAGACGCGGGACCTTATCGCAACGAACCTTTCGAAGTGTCTTACCGTGTGGCCACAGGAGTCGTGTAGTGCATACTGCAATAGCCCCACTTTCCTTCGATGACCCTTTACGAGCTTTCAGTGTTTTCCTGACTTTCTTAATACATCCGCAAAACTTCTTGGCGGCCGTTCGCATTGTTCTAGACTGGGAAAAACGGATCGGGGAAACCCGATCGTAAGAGACAGTATATACGACCGAAAATGAACAGTACTCTGACCACTGCACTCCTCATGAATGACTCGGTTTCGCAAGCGTACGTCTACGCCCTACAACACATGAATATGACCAACATTATTGATGGGCTAAAGCAGGCCATCAATAATCCTGGGAAGGAGACGAAGATTGTGCTGTTTGACTACTACCGCACGGCCCAGTACCACAATGACGGGTACTGGCAGCGTCAACAGCTCCAGAACGGGGATTATCTTGACGAGACGTTTCATACGGGTCTATTTGATGTGCTCTACCATATGTTCGGGATGTCCTGTCGCACTCTGTTGATCTATGATCGCCGCAAGTACAACTGTGACGGCCATTTGAATCCTCATGTCCGTCAAGTCGTGCTCTCCATTGTCTAATTCTCTGGTGGTGGTGGAGGAGGAGGAGGCACATGGAACTTCGCCTCAAATGGATTATGAACTGCTGCACCCTGGACTTGGGTCGGGCTAAATACGTTACGGGTAGATGGAGACATGAACTTGGGTATTTTTTGGTTGCTGATTGGGGGAACAGAGAATGTACGAGGGCGCGCAATCATCGTGGGTGCGGGTTCCACATCTTCTTGGAAGTAAGCATGAGGAATGTTCATGGTTGTGTGCGACGCTGGGTATAGCGGAGGCGAGGCAATGCGACGAGGACGGTTGGCCATGTGGTAAGACACGAGAATAGTTGCTATCATACCCAACAGAGCACCTCCAGTTGCGGAACCTACGATGATTCCAATATTGTTGGAAGCAGTATTGGCGGCATTAGCGGCGTTGGCGGAAGCAAGTTGGGGATTGTTGGAAGGAGTGTTGGTCACCGACTGAGTTCCCGTCTGAGAAAGAAGGAGGCCAGGAGTATTGGACACGGTCGGTGCTGCTGTCGCTGTCGCCTGAGCAGTGGACGAAGGAGTTGTTGTTGCCTGAGCCGTAGGTGAAGGAGTCTGGGTAGAGGTCCAGGTGGCCGTAGGCGTTGCCGATGACGATGCACCTACCGTTTGGGTCGCAGTCGCGGTGCGTGAACGTGTAGTAGTAGTGGTAGGGGTCGGTAGAGCACGAGAACGAGAACGAGTCGCCGTACCTGTAGTCGTAGGTGTTCCCAGAGCACGAGAACGAGTCGCCGTACCTGTAGTCGTAGGTGTTCCCAGAGCACGAGAACGGGTTGTCGTAGTTGTAGCAGTAGCTGTAGGGTTTCCACCAGCACGTAGGCGAGAACGAGTCGCCGTAGCCGTAGCCGTAGCTGTTAAGAGTCCAGGTCCTAACGCACGCGAACGGGACGCAGTTGGGGTAAACGAAACCGCGGTAGTTGTCGTTCCAATCGTAATCTGGCCCCACCCCACAGAGGCAGCCAATGCAAAAAAGAATAGTTTACGGATCATAACTCTACTTTATCCTTACTCCGCGGAATATTCCTAATTGATTTACATATTAGATTAGGAACGACGAGAAGCCTGTTTCCAAGTCGCATTGCAAACGGTGCACTGATACAGCCACACGAGATTCTGAACGCTCAACTTGTAGCCCACAACATCATTTGATGGGCATCCTTGGGTAGGACACTGAATCGTCTTGAAATGCTGGAGAGTTGGATCGTCCTTCAGATAAGGATTCGCAGCAAGGCGGATGGCTGTATCCTCGCGGAGATTGTGCTCGTAGACAAGAGGATTGTCGTGGGAGATCGCACGAATGTAAGGGCACTTACGGCACTTGAATCCGGCCGTCTCGCCCTCTTCAAGAGCATAAAGACAATTCTTGCAGTCTGGGCAGAAATTCATCCTGTATGCCCTTATATACCTATCTCAGACAGGAATTCGTTTTTCTCAACACGATTTGGTGCGTTCAAAACGGGTTGAACCTCAGAACATTCTCTGAGAAGTACACACACCCTCAAAAAATGTCGGCACCGGGTGGACTGCTCAATTTCCTGGAGAAGAAGAAGGTGACGGGAGCCGGCGAACTACACACCCACCAGACTCTTCCTCCTGCACCCGCCAAGTTCTTTATCGGCGACGATGATCTCCAGGAATTCTACGAGCTATATCATGAATACGTAGCAACCTGGAATAACAAGATCCCTCTGGTTGAATCTCCGCATCCGGCCCTAGGTCTCTGCAAGGTTGATCTGGATTTCCTATACGAGCCCGGGACCACAACGAATCTACATACCCGCGAACAAATAGTCAACTTCTCCACTGAATACGTCAAGACGCTCAAGACCTTTCTGGACTCGCCTGACCCGGTAGAGGTCTACGTCATGGAGAAGAAGCTTCCAGTCAAGAAGGAGAAGGGTATGGGTGGTGGCGTCCATATCATGGTCCCGGCGATGCGGACGAACAAGTACATTGAGATGGCGGTACGTGATATCATGCTCACAAAGATGTCCTCTATCTTTGAGAATCTTCCGCTAAAGGAGAAGGAGTGGTCCAAGGTGTACGATAAGGCTGTTGCCCAACGGTCAAGCGGTCTGATTATGTACGGTGCCGCCAAGCCCGGTGGTCTCCCGTATCTTATTGCTTATCGCGTACTTGTGACTGGAGATGAGGGGGTGGTGGACGACAGCCCTGTTCCGTTCACGGTAGATCTCCTCCGGAAGCTGGATATTCGCGAGCGTGATCCTGCGAAGGAGACACCAATGACGGAGGAGGGCAAGAAGCAGTATGGCGATCTTCCAGATACAGGTCTGGAGAATGTGCGTATCTCGGGTGGGCGAGCAGTTGCTCCGGTTCGCGGTCGTCCTCAGGAGCGTCGTCTACCTGGATCTCGCGAGTCGTCCCCGAACAATATTGTGATCCGTCCGCTGTCGCAAGAGGAGATTCATAATATTCGTGAGCATGTCGCAAATCTCGCAGAGCACCGCACGGCAGATTATAATGAGTGGATTGAAGTTGGTATGTGTCTGAAGAACATTCATCCAGAGCTGTACGATGAATTTGAAGAGTTCAGTCGTCGGTCGGATCAGTTCAATGCTCGCGAGTGCATTGCAAAGTGGAATTCATTCGGGTTCCGCAATCACGGACAGAAGATCGGAATGGGTTCGCTGTTCTATTGGTCCAAGACCGATAACTTCGAGGAGTACAAGAAGATTGAGGAGCGTAATGTCCTTCGCAAGATTGATGCATCCAAGAGCGGAGCAGAGTATGATGTGGCATCCGTCGTTCATTCAAAGTTCCGTGATGAGTACAAGTGTGTAAACTTCGGGAAGAACGTATGGTATCGGTATATCGGCCACGTATGGGTAGAGCTGGACAAGGGTGTTCAGCTTCAGCAGGAACTCTCGGTCACGATCTTCAAGCTCTATATGAACCGCGTAGGGTACTACAGTCAGAGGATTGTGGATGGCGAGGCGTGTCAAGCCAAGGATCCAAAGACGTGCGGCTGTTCGTACTGCAAGGATCTCATCATGCAGCAGGAACTCATGAAGGTTGCGATGCAGTTGAAGAAGACGGCATTCAAGGCGAATGTGATGCGTGAATGTCAGGAGTTGTTCCTGGATGAGCAGTTCACAAAGAAGGTGGACGAGAATCGGACACTGATGGCGTGTGCGAATGGTGTGTTTGATATGGACAAGTGTGTGTTCCGAGACGGGCGTCAGGAAGACTACGTATCCTTCTCGACAAATCTAGAGTACGATCCCGATCGGTCGTACAAGGACTACCGGGAGTGGAAGGAGATTGACGATTTCATGCACAAGATCTTCCCGATCAAACGAGTGCGAGATTACCAGATTCGGCATCTCGCACGGTGCTTGAACGGACATGGGAACCAGAAGTTTCATACGTGGACGGGCGTGGGCTCCAACGGCAAGTCTATGCTCATCTGTCTGATGGAGTCGGCACTGGGGGATTATGCGTGCAAGGTTCCGATCTCGCTGTTGACGCAGGGTCGCGGTAAGTCGGGAGGGGCATCTCCAGAGGTGGTGCGTCTGAAGGGTCGTCGGTTCGTCACAATGCAGGAGCCCGATGAATCGCTGCCCCTAAACACCGGTCTCATGAAGGAGTTGACGTCATCGGAAAAGATCATTACGCGTGATTTGTACGCGGGGTCCAAGTCTATGGTAGAATTTGAGCTCCAGGCGAAGCTGCATCTGGCGTGTAACGACAAGCCGAAGATCAATACGAACGACCAAGGTACGTGGCGTCGTTTCGTGGTGATCAACTTCATCTCCAAGTTCGTTCCAGAGCCTAAGGGTCCGAACGAGTACAAGATGGATATGATGATTGAGCGGAAGGTGAAGTCGGAAGAGTGGGGGCGGTGTTTCCTGGCATTCCTCATTCAGACGTACAAGGCACATGCGAATGAAGAGCTGGTTCCTCCAGCTGAGATTCTGGAGTACACGAATGAGTATCGTGAGGAGAGCAATGCGATCATGAAGTTCATCAATGAGTATACTCGGGTCCCGGTGGAGGGCGAAGAGTTGGTTCCTGTGCGGAAGCCGACACTCACGGACAAGTTCAAGCAGTGGTGGGAGACAAATCGTGGTACTCGGGATTGGAGTATCCAAGGCATGCTCAAAGAGATTGAGACGAAGTATGGGAAGTATACGTATGGCGGCTGGACGACGTTTCAGATCCGCAATGATGTGGATTAAACGCAAAGTGGACGCTTAGTTCTTCTTGGCCTTTTTGGTCTTGCGGCGGCGACGAGGCTCAGAGGAGGCTGGTGTGGGCGCGGCAACCATCGGGCGAGGCCGCAGGAGGTAGCCACGACCCTTCTTCGCGGTCTTACGGCGACGGCGAGGCTCAGAGGAAGCTGGTGTGGGCGGGCGAACCATCGGGCGAGGCCGCAGCAGATATGCACCACCCTTCTTCGCGGTCTTGTGACGACGACCGCCGAACTTCATCTTGCGCGTAACGCCAGAAACAAGGCCCTGTATCTTTCCAAGGAACGACATTTGGTTTATTTACTTACGAGAATGCTTTTTTCCGCGGTGGCGACGTCCACCAGCCTTCTTGGTATGGCTACGCTTACGGCCGCCTTCAAGAGCCTTCTCGGTCTTGGCGCGGTGCTTACGACGACCAGCGGTAGCGGATGGTGTGAAGTCGGACGGCGGGTTGGATGGAGCGGGTTTGGACGCAAAGAGTCCAAAGGGGTCCCACCACTTCTTGTCGGACGAGGATCCCTCGGGGGCGATATAGGGAGACGCGGGGGAGGTCATCGTATAATTACTTGTAGCGTATATTTATTAATTTAGGCACACAAGGTAATGGATACTCGGGCATTTGGACCGAGTGGGTGGCAGTTACTCCACCTAATTGCTCATCAACCCGAACAACCAAAAGAAGCAGAATCCTTTATGATGACGATGAAAGATATCCTACCCTGCAAGTTCTGCCGTGAAAGTACTGCTGTGTTTCTTCATGAAGATCCGCCAAAGCAGCCCCTCTCCAAATGGCTTTATGATTTCCATAACCGCGTGAACAAGAAACTCAGGGATCAGTGCAAGGACGATCCCCGCGTGATCTGTCCACCTGCCGATCCTACGTTTGAAAGCGTGAGTACTCACTATGAAGCCCTCCTGCAAAAGGAACCGAATGCTCCTCCAGGAATGGATTTTCTATTTTGCATTGCGTACAATTATACGCCTACGCCAGAGAAGGAGGGTATTTACCGCCACTTCTTTGACCTACTGTCTGATGTCTACCCCTACGACAATCTACGCGCGATCATGAAGGCACACACAGTCTCATTCTCGTTCACCTCCAAGAGGTCATTGATGAAGAGCGTGTATACCCTGATGAAAAAAATGACGAAGGCTACACAGTCGGAGGCGATTCTTCCATCGTTTGTGGGAGTGTTTCAGCGATATGGATACTATGCGAGTACTTGTAATCGGGGAAAAACGTGTCGCAACGGAAAGCGGACAAAGAAGCGGGATCACCGCAAGACGCATCGGGTCACACATGCTCGCCTTCTACGTTAAAAAAAACATAGGTTGAATACAAATGGCGGTAGACGCGCCTCCAGATTATGAGGCACTTCTTGAGCATCCTGATCCGCAGAAGCGGTTGGATGTTGCCCTATATCTAGCAGTGCGTGCAAAGGATATGGCGGCGATTAAGAAGGCACTTGATGACGGCGCTAACGTGAATGAAACTCCTTATTGGACGCGTAACGGTAGGGCCCCGCTACACATGGCGGCAACGCAGGGGAATGTAGAGCTTGTGAAGTTTCTTATCAGCAAGGGTGCCGATGTGAATATGTCCTCGGGCGGCTGGACGGTATCCACGCCGCTTCATTCAGCATTGAATCAACCAGAGATTGTTAAGATACTTATTGAGGCAGGAGCGGATGTGAATAAGGCAACACAGGTGGATAACAACAGTGCAACTCTTGTAGCACCCCTGACGCGCGCGGCATTTGACCCAACAGATGTTCGGTTAAAATCAATGTCGCTCTTGTACAAGGCGGGTGCGACGATACCTGACCCTATTCCCCCGCGAGCAAAGGCAGGGATTGAAAAATTCAAAGAACGTATCCAGGGTAGGAAAATGGCGGCATTTGTAGAGAAGAATACTGATCTACCCCCAGATATGGGTAGGTACATCGGTAGCTTCTTGGGTGCTCGTCGTCGTAAGGTGAAGAAGACAGTAGCAGGACGTCGTAAATCCAAAAAGGCTGGACGTCGTACACGTAAGCACTAGATCTAGATGAAGTCAACGCTGACGCATGCTCGCCTCATTCACTGATCCTGACGAGGACTCACAATACCATCAAAGCTCCAAGTATGGTAGTGGCTCTTGTATCCCTTGTTCACAACAAGCTCCCCGATCTCTTCAAACCGACCATCTTCAAACATCATTTCTACATCGTCCGCCACCTCCCACCCCCCCTCCTGAATAAGGTGGGTCATCCGATGCCAAATATTATGGAGTGAGATATCCTCAATCACCTTGCGGGTATGATTCACCAGGACGTAACGCCAGCCCATTCTGTTTTGTTGGTGTATACAAACAAAAAAGAGTGGGATGTTCTAGATCCATTTTTAGGATTACTACTTACCCCATGTGATCGTAATACGCTGCAGCCCTGGTCCCTCATCGTAAGAGACAAAGTCGGTCTTCACTAGAAAGTCAGGGAACAAATCACGGATCCTCTTCTCAATCCTGCCGCTGCGAACAGCCTGGTCGTGAATATGGGTGTGGAATGCGTAATACTCCTCCCCAGTAGTCGTGATCTTCCTAATCGCATCATTGTAAATTAGACGAACCGTGATATCCTCCGCCTTAATATGGTAGTCACGCTCCTTACGAGCGGCCTCAAAGTCGGCAAGAGTGAACGGCTTCATAATCTGCGTCATCTTGGTCTTGGTATGCTACTGAAAAAGACTGGGATATTCTAGATTCATTTTCTACGAATCATTCTCCTCCTCATCGGACATTCCGATAGACGTTTCGCCACACCAGTTCTCGAAATCTTCCAACTGCTCCTCCACAAACGCACACACTAGACGATACATACGACCAAGATTGAGATTGAGATCGTTGTCCTGAATCCCAATATGCAGATACGCCTTGAGAAATTGAGGAACCGTCCCAGCCATCAACCGAATATCGTTCTCAATTTTCATAGTAATGTAGTCTCCAAACCGCTTCTTGAACTCTCCTGCATAGATGTCTGCGATATCATACGCTGCATCCCTCTGTAGCCAACAGAGGAAGAAGCGATCGCGGTTATCAGTTTCCATATGGTGCTTCCTCACCGCCTCCGCCACCAAACGAGGAAGATACGACTTCACGAGTGCTAGGCAATTCTTGTAGTTCATCTTGGTATGCTAACCAAAAAGAGAGATCTAGGACCGATCCGTTTTACACGTCTTTCTAAACCACGCACGAGCTTTGGCGGTCTTCTTGTTACGTCGTGTTCGGGATAAGGCCCCGCCTTTAGGCATACCCTGAAGTATAACACCTATGGATTCTGTATTAGGGTATTCTTTCATATTTCCCAACAACATGCTATAATCATTCTTTATCTGCTCCTTTGTAGCTACAGTGTTTGATTTTTCAAAATCAATGATTACAGGTGTAACGGACTCCGTAAGAAGTATATTTTTCAGTTCTAAATCATTGTGTGCTATCCCATGAGAATGAAGCCATTTTATTTGCTTCAATAAAAGTTCGGCAATTTTTACGTCATGAATACCCTTCTTGTATGAATTCCAAGGCACGTTCCTTACTTCGTTTGTAACAATAACACGATTTAGTGTTGTCTTGAAATTATCAACAACCCGAATCCCCCACCACGATGGTAACATTTTTAAAATTTTCACCTCGGTTCTATACGCATCGTCCTGTGCTTTTATTCCCATATCTCCTCCTGGATCAGATGCGTCATGCCATATTGTTTTAGCAACTAATGTCGGGTATCCGTCTTTTGATAATCGTAAAACATTAAAATGACGTGTCGTTCCAATTGGACTAATTCTATAGTCTGGAAACCTCTCCTGTAATTCTTTCATAAAAATACTCTGCATGTTATTAGTTATCCTAGAATAAAAGTACTCATCAGTCTAATTCTTACACGTCTTTCTAAACCATGCACGAGCTTTGGCGGTCTTTTTGGCTTTCCGTACAAGATCAGCATCGGTGGTATAATGTGTCTTGCCGCACGTCAGCATACTGGCGGCACGAGCGTATCCCCACTGCTGCTGCGACGCCCCTGGACGATGGCCCGTTCGCCACGCCGCCATCCCCCGATTGTAGGATGCCCGCACAACTGGGAGGGGGACACCCGTAGCCTTAGAATACGCCTGAAGACCATGGGCTTCTGGGAACTGCTTCTTCCATTCACGAACATACTTAGATGTCCGTGTTTTCACGCCCTTGTCGGTCTTGAAGGGAACGTATGCCCGAGGGTCTTTCCAAGACATCTTGCGACGCCGAGTGGCCGTGCTTTTACGCTGTTTGTTCTGTTTTCGGGTCAGCCCCCTGAAATATCGGGCAGGCCAGTACATTATCCATTGTCTACATCAATTTCTCCAGGGCATGCCTACACGCATTCTGCTCCGCCTGTTTCTTGGTTGTGGAATTTCCCGTCCCAAGAATCTCGCCGTCGGGTTTGCACACGGCCATCGTAAACCCTTCTGCTCCGTCAGACATCATCTTATAAATGGGGGTAAAGCCCATCTTCTGCTGACAGTATTTCTGCATCCGATCCTTGTAATTATCGTCCTCTCGCAGCATCAGGGGAATATCTAGGTGGGTCTCAATCATATTGATCACGAAATCATTCACCATCTGGAAATTCATCCCTGAATCAATCCACAGAGCGGCAATAAAAGCTTCCAGAACATCACCGAGCTTCTCAATGTTCTGACGGCCGTGAGCGGGGACCATTTCCTCCACGTGCTTGGACACCACAAAGAACTTATCCAGACCCAACTTGTCTCGTGCGAGAACTCCCAGCGTCTTGTTTCGCACAATCAACTTCCGAGTATTCGTGAGGAATCCAGGGGCTTCAGACGGATAGCGTTCACACAGGTAATTGGCTACCACCGCACCCAGAATGGAATCACCCCTGAACTCGAGCTGCTCATACGATTCATCCTGGAGATCCATCATGCCTGCAGGACACTTGCCTAGCACGGCAGGTTCGCCCGTCAAGGTCGTATACTCGGAACGACGCACGTAGGTGGAATGAATCATAGCTTTCTGGAAGATCGCGACATTCCTGACCTTGTATCCTGGAATGCACAAGATGCGTCCTACATCTTCTGCAGTCAAGGGAACGTTCTTAGAATTGTAAGGAAAGTATTCATTCGTAGGCGTCATCGTGTTCATGATCTCTTTGTATATACATCCGCCCAACCTTAAAACTGGTTAAATGGAAATCTTCTCTTTTCTACAATCATACCAACGCTGGCGAAACTCATCCTGTCCCTCCCCGCCATTCGGCGGCGCCTTGACCTCTGGACTTCGTGCCTACCATCCATTCGTCCGCACTATGCCGTGAAGTGCAATAATCTAGAGGGAGTGCTAGCAGAGCTGCACAGGGGAGGGGCGGGGTTTGACTGTGCGTCAGCAGACGAAGTCCATCGTGTCCTTCATATCGGAGCCAAGCCAAGCGATACGATTTATGCGAACCCGTGTAAATCGCGCGATGAAATGTTCAAAGTTAAAAAACACGATATTCCCTACATGACCTTCGACAGCAAGATTGAGGGAATTAAAATCACTGAAGAACAACCAGGAACCAAACCAATTCTTCGTATTTTCGTGGACGATAAGGGAGGCGCTCGTATTCCCCTGAACAGCAAGTTTGGGTTCCATCTCAAAGATGTGCACGAACTCTGCGATCGTGAACCTCGCTTTATGACGTACGGTCTTGCTTTCCACGTAGGCAGTGACTGCACGTCTCTAGCCGCCTACAAGTCAGCCATGGAAACTGTTAGGGGGTTCGTTGATGCATTCAAGCATTCGCCCACAGCATTTACCCCCGAACTCCTAGATATCGGCGGAGGATTCTCGGGCTCCGCTGCAAACGACGACTTTTTCCAGAACGACCTAGCACCCTACATTCGCGAAGAAATCAAGTCCCTGCCGTTCAAGAGAGTGATTGCCGAGCCTGGACGGTTCTTCGCCGAAGAATGTTGTACGCTCCAGGTCCCTGTGATTGGAAAGAAAAAGCTACCCAACGGTAAACAATGTATAACAGTCAACGAATCCGTCTATGGCCTATTCTCCGGGGTCTTATTCGATGGCTTCAAACCCACATTTAACTGTATCACACGCAAACCGTGGGCAAGCTGTGAACAGTTTACCATCTTTGGACGCACGTGTGATTCGGCAGACAAAATAGCAGAAGATGTGTGGTTGCCGAACGATATCGACGATTCAGACATCTTAGAAATCAAAAATATTGGAGCGTATTCGTGGGTAACAGCCTCCAAATTCAACGGGTTCCCACTACCGCCTGTAGAGATTATAAATTAAATTAAATTGAATTAAACGAGCGCCTTACGAGTCAGGCGACGAGGAAGAACACGACGGCGTGCACCGCCCTTCTTGCCCTTCTTTGTGAAATAGTGAGCAAGTCCAAGGGCCGTTCCCGCGACCAAAGCATCGTCCACAACGCCCGCACCACCACGGTGCCGACGAGTGTGACGTCCACCGAGACGCTTCTTCTGTCCAAAGCGCTTGGCCGCATACGAGGTTCCTACGGCAAAGAGAGCATCGTCAATAGCACCAACTCCTCCACGCTTCATGGAGTGCTTACGACGATGACGACGGCCGCCCGTGCATCCGCATCCGCCCTTTGTTGTTGCTGTGAGTGACTGATAATCTGCAGGTGAAGACATATTTATATGTTAGGGCGAATTTTTTGAAGAACGTAAGGATGATTCAAGATTTCCTGTTCTTCCAGAGTTGGAATATCCCGATAATTTGGCTGTACCCAACGAGTCAGTGCATGCCAAACAAGTTCTTCTAGAAATTGTTCGCGATCTACTCGATCGGCAATACGAATTGCCGAATAGTCCCAATAATTCCAGGATCGTTCAACGATCGGACGAAACATATCTCGGAGACATCCAAGATATGTATCTGTCTGCTCTCGCACAATGATATCACAGAACGGACATGTGTTACGAAAATACTGACATCCGCGTGGAATATGATAGCTATGACCAGTTAAAAACTCACTCACTATCTTTTTCGTACGGGAGTTGTCCATACGGTATCAGAGAAGACAGAGAGTGTGCTGCGTTACAGAACTCGGCGAAATGAAGGGTTCTATATGTTCTGTAATCTTTACGCAGTAAGCCCTTTTTCTCTAGTGCTTCCTCCAGCCGAAGAAAAACGTCGCGAAGCTCATCTTGGTGCGTCTGTCCATCAGGCGTGACGGTTTGCACCCACTTCTGAACGGGCGTCGTCATTATTATCATCTACATTCACGATACGCTTAAACGCGAACTCTTTTGCCACCATGTCCTTCTTCTTGCGATTCACAATATACGTATGGCATGCTGCAGATGTGTGGGGGCCAGGCGTACGGAAATAGTCATCAAGCATCGTCTGGAGATCGCGAGCACCAAGAGACCAAGGCTTGTTCCACGTCTCGGGACGCTGGACCTTAATGAAGGATCCATCATCCTGGATCTCCAGCTTGTTCACGCCCTGAAACGCCGTCCTCTTCAGAATATCACTCATCTCAGACTCCACGAACTTCTTGTCCTCACGCAGCTTGCTCACACGGCCATTCACAATCTTGAGCTCGTCATCCAGGGTACGAAACTTACGAACGCACTTCACGAGGTCACGCTGATCAAGAGTCGTGGTCATTCTTGATTTGTATGCCCTCCCGTCTCTACCCAAAAAAGACATCCGTTTTGGATAATGGACCCCCGGGAAGTTGAAGCTTTGAGGGTTGCTTACAACAAAGAGCATCCTCACGAACCTCCCGTCAAAAAGGGGGATGGAGCATGGACCGAGATGACTCGTCGCATGAAAGATTCGTGTAAGACAGGGACCCCCGAATGTATTGTACACGCCCTCGTTCAGAAACCCGATGCCCCAATGTCCTGGAACTCCGATCCAATGCAGTGGCTGTCTTCCGACGACATTGATGATAGCCAGAAATACTACCAGAAACTGATTCCAGATTACTACTACACAGGTTCCGTCCCGATTGATTTTGATCTTCATTCAGAGACTGGAACATGCCTCGTATCTTCGCTGTGCAGCATGAAGTTGTCTGAGCTGTACAAGAAAGGGTATCATCGCGTAGGAATCGTGTTCAACACTGATCCGCACAACGAGCCGGGGGAACATTGGATTGCTGCGTTCCTCGATATGCGTCCCGAGCTGGAGAATGCGAAGATGACGTATTTTGATTCGTATGCTCAGAAACCGGAGAAAGAGGTTGAGCGGCTCATGCAACGTTGGAAACAGCAGGTGGATGAGATGGGCATATTTAAGAAGCCAACAGTTTTGACGTATAATGCAACACGGCACCAGTACAAGGATGCTCAGTGTGGAATGTACTGCATCTACTTCCTTCACTGCTGTCTCTTTGATATTCCAATGGACAAACAGGTTCCCGACGATGTAGTAATGCTGATGCGTCCGCTGTTCTTTAATTATAAACAACATCCTGCTAAGAAATAATAAGAGGGATGGACTCACAAACAGTATTGTGGTATGTTGTTCTAGCAGCCATCGCCTGTCTCGGCGTTGCAGTCACAACTCTTGCCTACGTCAATATGGTCAATTTTCCTCCATCGGATGCAACGCTAATAAAGGATCTGGCGGTGTATTCAGAGATTGTGAAATCTGCACCTATTGGATGTCCGTCAGACAATGTTCTGTGCGACTACTACATGGCCTCATCGGGGTTCACAGTGATTCCCTCAACGACCGTGTACACCTATATTACCACAGGTGCGATTACGGAGGTTATTAAGGGCGGAGCTCGTCTTATTGAACTGGATATCTACTCGGTTGGAGGCGAACCAGTCGTTGGTCTTGCTGATTCCAAGACGGACAATATGTTCACCTACAACACTCTCAAATTTGAAGATTGCTGTACTACACTGGCGAACACCATGTTTACTCCAGGAATCACGCCGGGGCATGCAAACCCTTTCGTTCTATCCCTGAACTTCCATTCGGAAGACAACAAATTTATTACGCAGTGTGCCGATATCATGAAGATGACTCTTCGTAAGTTTATGTTGCACAATGCATACTCGTACCAACGTAAGAATCTGGCGGTAGAGCCTATCTGCAACCTGATGGGTAAACTCATCATTGTGAGCGGAGGAAATACCAAGGGTAATGGAATGGATGAGTTGGTGAATATGTCGTGGGCATCATCCAATATGCGACGCCTAACCTACACGGAGGCATCGCAGACGTTTGATCATGAAGAGTTGATCGAATACAACAAGCGGAATATTACGCTTGTGGTTCCCGATATGCGGTCGTCAGAAGTGAAGAACAAGAATCCTGAAATTTGTTTTGCGTACGGATGTCAGTGGGTTGCTATGAATTACGGATCGCTGGACAATCCTATGGAACTGTACACAGGCCAGTTCCTAGATAATTCATTCGCAGTGAAGCCAGACCCCCTGCGTTACCAGCCAGTCACCTACAAGAAGCCTGAGCCTCAGAGTGCTGGCGTGTCGTTCCAGCCGAAACAGATTACTTCACCCATGTACGATTTCACAATAAAGTCTAACCAGTGAATAAATAGACATGGAAGGTGGTCGCTCAGCATGGTTAAAAGCCGTCATGGCCGCGAAGAAGCCCGGCATGTCCCTCGGTGACGCGATGAAGGCGGCGAAGAAGACGTACAAGAAGGGCAAGACGGGCGGTACGCTGATGGAGAAGGCTGGCCCGATGGGTGGTCGCCGCCGCAAGAGTGCAAAGGTTGGTGGAACCGCGTACGGATTCACGGGCGGCCCGTACACCGACTCTCAGTTGGCGGATGGTGCCGGTCGTTTCCCTGCCCTTGCGGACGCCACATGGAAGGGTCCCTCGGAGCTGCTCGGTGGCCGCCGGCGTCGCCACACCAAGAAGGCGGGTCGTCGTTCCCGCAAGGTCGGTGGCGATGGTTCCCAGCTCGCCCCTGTGTCTCCTGATGGAAAGCCCGCGGATCTACCCTACGCCGAGCCCTCGGTTGCTCCTGCGTCCCAGCAATCGTCGGGACCGGTAGGCCCTGCCCCCGAAGATGCCCAGAGCGGCCCCGCGGGCGTAGGTGGACGTCGTCGCCGTCGCAGCTCCAAGAAGGTGAGCAAGCGCCGCCACTGAATGACTAAAGAGTGGAATAGATATTCCGCACATCGTTCTCAATAGGAAACCGCGGAAAGTGCGTGTATGTCCCACCAATAAAACACGATAGAAATCCCCATTCGTGGGAAAAAGAAGGAACATAGACCTTGTCGAACACAGGGTCAACCTTGAAACACTGCTTCATAGTTTTTTTACAGTTTGCGATGAATGCCCAACACGGGTGATCATTACAAAGTGAAACTGGTCCTACATGAGCGGTGATGATCGCATGATCATCAAGAACGCGGGGAAGGGTGGACAGAAGATCAATGTACAGTGCCTCCATACCCTCTCCATCGGGATCAGGGAGATCAATGATAACACCGTCATAGATTTGATCGGTAGACGCCACAAAGGCAAGAGCATCACTAAAAATAAGGTTTGTTCGCGGATCTACTAGAGACCCCATGTTCTCAGGTAGGTTTGTCTTTGCGAACTGGACGAATTCCTGATCCCAGTCGACTATTGTAATGCTTGTAGTGGTCGGGGATTTGTAGAGATTTCTCGCCGCCAGTCCGTCCCCTCCTCCCAGAATCAGAATTTGTCGTGACTGCTGAAACATAGGGGTCGTGAGTAGATAGTGATACCGATGCTCGTCCAGTGTCGAATACTGAATCTCCCCGTCCATGATCAGCATCGTCCCGTGGTTTAGTGTTCGTACATACTGGACATGGCTCTTGGACGTCTGAAAGTCGTGATGCACAGCACTCACATCGTAGGTCACCGTCTGTCCGTACTGGCTTTTTTCCGACATTGCTGCTGAAGAGGATAGCACAATTCTTCCAGACGTGCTGGATGTTGCTGGTCGTAGTAGTTTTTATTCTTTGATCGGGCTGTGAGTAAGTGCCTTCCATGAGATGGGGAAATGGGGTTCGAGGAGTTCAACAATAGCACGGGCGTATGCCTGGATTTCCCGCTGTGCCCCCGGATCCGTTCTGAGGAGTACAAGGCGAGAATAAGCAGCCAACGACCCTGTTTCCACGAATTCCGTATACATTCCCTGCGGAAGAACAGACCGAGCAATCTCGGGGGCTACATTATGTTCCAGAAGATGCTCGTAAAAACTCACCGCTGCATCACAGTGCTCCTTGATTTCAGCAGACAGAACAATGGAGTTCTCGACTGGAGTCTCCATACTTCCTTGCTTGATCTTGGGATCACGAGCACGCAGATCTTCGGGCGAAGGAATCCACGTCTCGGGCTTGATATCTACGTAGCGACGAGACACCTCGTTACGGGCAAACCCGATCTGGTGACGAAACCATTCGCGGGCCACAAAGATCGGCATCTTGATCCGTAGCCGGATCTGGGGATGGAAAAAAGGACTGTTGTGATTATGCTTGGCTAGGTAATTGATCAGCTTCTCGTCATTTGCGGAGAATTCGTACGACTCCTTTGCAAACGATACACGGGCGGCATTGACGACGGTGAGGTCGGCACCGAACACATCGAGAACCTGTATACTACCGATACCGTCGGAAGCCTTCCAGGACATTCTTATTTGTATATATACGCACACTATGCGTAATCCTAAGTTAAGTTACCACATACTGATATCGTCAATCTTGCACTCGCCCTCGGGTTCGGCATTCGCCTTCTCCACCCGACTCTTAATCTGCTCACGGTAATCCACGAACGCCTCTTCCTCGTTGCCCTCGGGTAGACGCGTCTCGTCCAGCAGAATGTCCACGAACCCCGTACCGCAGGGGGGCTTTTGGCCGAACATGATGTTCGCGGACACACCCTTCATAGGATCAAACTCAGCAGCTACAGCGGCATTGAACAGAATCTTGGACGTTTCCTCAAACGACGATTTGGCCAGAACACCGTTGTCGTGCTTGCCCATACCGAAGCGGTTCACGCTGAGTAGACGGCCTTGGTACGTCATAGAGTCCAGAAGAACGCTGATGTGATGGTAGTTCACATACGCCTCCTCAAACTGTTCGGCAAACTCGTTGCACGTCGCCTGACGGGCGGCCTCAATGCCGAACACATCCAGGACCTCGTAAATATGGTTGCTGAAACTGCGTGTTGTATCCACGCTGTCGTGAGCCAGCAGCTCAAACAGATTCGCACCCTCCACATCCAAGACGTGTTGCTTCTTGGAGATGTAGCCGTTCACGGTATCGTCCCAGATCATCTCCTTGTTGACCTCGCGAACGAACACGCGACCCACACCTTCTACTCCAGAGATCACGACATCTAGAACGCGCTCCTCGAGGAACCGGAGGGTGAGGAGGTTCTTGACGGTGTCCTCGGGGAACACAATACGCATCACCAGCTTCTCAGAGTTGGAGTCTGAGTAGACGCACTGGAGAATGTGGAGACCAGCGGCTCCAAGCTTGTCCTGGACCAGGACCATATCCTGGATATTACGAGCGGCTAGCTCGGTGTCGTCAAACTCTAGACGCATCACCCACTTGGACGCACACTCGGACTTACCGGTGGAGAACCGCTGGTACGTCTGCAGGATCTCGCGATCATCGGCAACCACGGACTCGGTGGTGAGGGGGAATGGATCATAGTACATCCGCACGGACTTGGTGATGTCGCGTACAGTAGTCTGCTGGATTTCACGCTTCATCATGATAGCCTGCTCGTAACTATCTGCCGTTGGGTCAGACTTCAAGTACACGAAGTTCAGAGGCTTCTTGGGATTGCGGGGAATATCCAGGAGTTCCTGAATACGCGGCAGACCCTGCGTCGCACCGGCCTTGACGGTACCGGCAGAATGGAAGGTGTTCAGGGTGAGCTGCGTCGTCGGCTCGCCAATAGACTGAGCAGCGAGGGCACCCACCATCTCGCCAGGATGAACCTGGCTCTTGATGTAGCGGAACCGAATCTCACGAATCATTTCGTCAAAGATCGCCTTAGTGAAGCGATGGTCCAGAATGCACTTGCGAGGAGAAAGGTAGTACCGCAGGAGACAGTGGAACACCCGGTTAGGGGCAATCCAGGGCTGCTTCATCAACTTGGTGAGTTCGTCAATGATATACTGTGGCGTCAAGTCGGTCTTGGTAGAATAGGGATTGTGGTACTTCTCAATCATCCGCTTGAGATGGACCGGGGCCAGAACCTCGGTCTTCTTCGTCATCAGGAAGACGTGCTTGACCATCATCTCGCGATCGGCAATGAGCTCCTCCACCAGATCAGGAGCCTCGGTAATAGTCTCCGTCATGAACGGGGTAAGCTCCTCTACTGAGAGAGCGTAGTTCTTGTAGATATCTTCCAGCGTCATGAGTGCTAGATTGATTGGCTGGGACTCTACGCACGTAGAATCAATGCCGTCCTCGCCGTACCGGTACTGAATGATGGTCCCGGTATTGTTGCGGACGGTACCGTCGTGCTCGACGCGCATGTCCTCCATCGTCTTCATCATACGACGCTGAATGTAGCCGGTATCCGAAGTCTTGACGGCGGTATCAATCAGACCTTCGCGCCCACCCATGGCGTGGAAGAAGTACTCGGCGGGACGCAGACCCTGGACGAACGAGGACTCTACAAAGCCACGAGATTCGGCACCGTCATCAAACTTTGTGAAGTGGGGAAGTGTGCGATCCTGGAGAGTGAACTGAACACGCTTACTATCAATGATTTGCTGACCTAGGAGAGCCACCATCTGCGTGATATTCAGGTCAGAACCCTTGGCCCCCGACTCAACCATTTGGACTAGACGATTGTCGCGAGGCAGGGTCTCCATCACGCGCTTGGAGATCTTTGCCGATACGTCCTTCAGTGCACCCTGGATCTGGTTCTCCAGCTCCTCGCCATCCGAGCGGCCGCTGTTGTTGAAGAACTTCCCAGCGTGGACGTCCGTGAGAATCTCTTGGACCCTCCGCCGACCTTCCGCCAACGTCGCGGCCACGAACTCCATCGTTTCCTTATTGGACTCTAGATCAGAGGCCCCCGTGGAGAAGCCCGTGTGGAGATTGAACTTGGTGACTACGGACTGCACCTCGTTAATGAACTGACCGCACCGCTCGTGGCCGAAATCATTAAACAGAACGTGGAGCACGCCCTCGGAAGGAGTATTGAATGCGCCCTTCTTCAACAAGCCTTTCTTGAGCACGCCATTCTCAATCTTAACACGCTCATTGAAGTTCATGAGTGGGAAGGTGGCGGAGATCACGTCCATACCCGTGTGATCCTCACCCGTCTTCTTGAAAGCGGACAGAGGACGCCGAAGCTTGGCCATGATGTTCATCACCGCGTGTTCTGGAATCCGGACCTTGGGATTGGAGATACGGAAGGCACCCGTGAGCGTATCTTGCACCATCTGGATGATCGGAGCATTGATACGGGGACTGATAATCAGACGGAGGACAGAGGCCAGCTGGAGCAGCTCGGTCTCGGCAGCGACCGATTGGGGGAGATGGAGGTTCATCTCGTCACCATCAAAGTCAGCGTTGTAGGGCTTGGTGGCCGAGACGTTCAGACGGAACGTAGATCCGGGCAGGACCTTGACGCGATGGCATTCCATAGAGCCCTTGTGGAGCGACGGCTGCCGATTGAACAGGACGTAGTCGCCATCCACCATATGACGGTGAACAATATCGCCCTCGTGCAGATCAATCAGGTCAGTGTTCACATACTTCAGAGAAATTGGGCGGCCAGCCTCCTTCAGAAACACGGTCTTGGCTCCAGGGTACTTCACGCCGTTCTTGACGGCCGCCATCAGCCGATCGCGGTTATAGGGCGTCACGATCTCAGGCTTGGTCAGGTTGCTCGCAATCTCCTCAGGGACACCGAGCTCGTCCACGTCAATGTTCGCATCGGGTGTAATCACGGAGCGGGCGGAGAAGTCGACACGCTTACCCATCAAGTTACCACGCACACGACCTGTCTTGGCCCCAAGACGGGACTTCAGGGTCTTGAGCGGCCGACCGGAACGCTGAGCGGCTGGGGCCATACCTTTGATATCGTTGTCCACGTAGGTCGCCACATCAAACTCTAGCAGCTGCGTCCGCTTTTCAATGATATCACGGCTCTGACCACGATCAATTTGTTCACGGAGAATCTGGTTGCTGCGGACAATATCAATGAGCTTGTGAGACAGGTCATCATCCATCCGCTGATTATCCTCCATCATGACCGGTGGGCGGACGGTCAGGGGAGGAACGGCAAGAACCGTACACACCATCCAGGCAGGATGGGAGTACTTCGTATCAAAGCCGAGGATCTTCACCGTGTTATCAGTGAACCGCTGGAAGCAGCGGAGAACCATCTCAGGTTGGAGAGGGACCGTATCATCGGACCCCAGCATCTTGCCCTGGAGAGAGCACACTGTTCCCTGGATCTTCTCTACCTTCTTCAGAACCTGGGTCCCGCAGGTCGCACACACACCCGGCCTGTTCTTGAAGGCCTTGGCGATGTAGTCTACCGACCGGCTGCGAAGATCGGAAAGACGGTCCATACCCTTCAACTCAGAGTTCAGGAACACATCTTCGGAGAAGCTGTCGTGGCCGGCGATGTAGAGGGTAGAGCAGTTAATACAGACGCAGTTCAGAACCTTGATTGTATAATCTAGGAACTGGTAGAGGTACACTGGACGGGCGAGGGTAATGTGACCGAAATGTCCCTGGCACTGCAGGTTCGTGTGCTTGCAAGTAGGACAGACCTTCCCGCTCTCAATCACACCCAAACGAGCATCAAACACGCCTCCCGGAACAGGGTTATTACCTTGATGGGTTTTGTCGGTTGTGACCTCCACCACCGAACGGCGGAGGATTTCCTCCGGGGAGGTAATACCGAACTGGATACCCACGATCGACATTGTATTCTTATTAGAGTATCTCGTAATATCTTTTAGCGATCCGTTCTGAACGAATATTTCCGAGTTGAGTATAACGATGATTATCTTCAAAACTGTTCTCACGGACAAACAGATTGAAGACTATAAACGTCCCGAAGGCACCAAAACTTACGAATGTGGAGCAGGATTAAACTGTGCGTTCTGTGCCCTCAAGATGCTTGGAGTCTACAATCCAAATCTTGAAGAAAAATCGAAGACGTGTGGACCTAGGTTTAGGTCTGGTAAACCCGTGAGACCAGAAGAGTATATCACTGCAATCAAACAGGTTATTGCGGATATGACGGAAGAACATCATGAATTTGCGTTCGCACAGGAGATTGGAAATCCAAGTGTGTCCCTCGCAAAAATTGCTGGGAATCTTCAACCGCTAGAAGCCTGTTACTTTATTTACGGACGTTATGGCGTTGCAACCCATGCCGTGGTGCTTCGTAAGAACAGGGAGGGAGAGGTTGAACTGATTGATCCCCAGCGTGGATCGGACGATGTTGGAAAGGAGTCTGGGTTCACTGCTGAGCGGGCAGCCGAACTTAGAGTTGAACTGACTCCTGAATATTATCGCGTTCGTGGAATTCCTGAAATTGAAGCGGTGATGGTTGAACAATCCGTGTTCTTCAAGTATTGGCCGTCAAAGGAAGCGTTATTTGATGATCTTCCTCATTTTGTGATTGCGTGTCTTATGGTGGATTCGGTGGTGGGACTCAAGATGCTCATTGACGATCGGGATACGTCAAAGTTGATGGAGGTAGAAGATATGCCAACTCCGACTCCAACTCCGAATCCGCCGATGGATGTGGAGGCAGAGGCAGAGTCGGAGATGGAGATGGAAGGAGGTGGAACCGAAACAGTTAACTATCCAATGACGCCTGAGAAAGGGGAGTCTGAAGATGACTTAACAACGTTGAGTGTTAAGCCAGGAGAACGACTTGATCCGACATCAATGAAAAAACTATTTTTATCTATTCAGGAAACAGCTACCGTCAATGTTGATCCTGTGTTATTCAAGACAATTGTAAAACTACTTGGAACGCCCGACGGAGAGGATGTGATTACAAATTTGCTAGAGTTACCCGAAGAGGAGTTTCAAGAAGAAGAAGAAGACGACGACGAACAGATGGGAGGTGCTGCAGTCATGATAACTCCTGAACAGTATAAGACTCAAATTCAAGACTTTTGGACAAAGAATCAAGCAGAAGATCGAGTCAATAGCACGTTTTATCTCATGAAAAAGGCGTTAGAACTCCATAATGTAGAGAGAAACCGTATTTCAAAAAAGGGAATCCTGAAAGGGTATGAATCTCCAAATCCAACAGGTCAATGTAAAAAAGTCGGAGGCGATGCAGTTGGGAACATATGCTGGCTATGTGGCGGTTTTGCTCCTTACAGCTGGGAAAAACTGAAACCAGAAACTCAGATGGGCATATGTAAATTATTTTTTAACCGAAAGGAATGCGAACATATTCTTCCAGTAAATCTTATGTATTTTCTCAAAACACTGGTGAATACGGAAATACCTCCTACAACAGAGATTCAAAAGAAACTTCAAAAATTGCTTTATGACAATAGTTGTAGACTCTGTAACGGGAAAAAGGATAACGGTCTGTATATACGAACGCAAACAATTGATGGGGATATTGAACCCCATGTTCCAAATATTCTTTCGGATGTTCTTACGTTTTTTACAGTATACGGTTCAACGACAGGACCATGCGAGAGTGGCAACGGAAATATGGGAGATGTTCCATCAGAACTTGCGAGCGTTGGAAGTCTTGTCCATGTAAAAGGTAAATACTACCCGAACATCATTCGCGCACAATTAAATCCTGGATTTGTGCCTTCCCCTACAAAACAGTCTACACAGGCCGATAAAGCCAAACAGTTATCTGGTCCTGCACAGATCTTATCGGGTATACAATCTAACTATCCAGAAGCATACCAGAAACTAACAACCGAACCAGGAATTACTGAACCAAGTACATCTACGTTTGGAAATGAAGTTCTTCCTCAAGTCACGAGTATTCTTAAAGGAAAGTTGCACACTGCCGAATCACTTGAGGGACCCTTTAAAGAAATAGCACGAGTAGACCAGAAAGTTGCCGTTGATTGGATTCTTCGTCGTTTCTGTATTATCTATGACAGGATAAGGACAATATGTAATGTTCTGAATAGTCCAGAAGGGAAGGCCCTATGGAATACACAGACAGACTCAATTTTATTAGGAAATGGGGAACCAATGAAACAAATTAAGGCACTTGCAGTTATTAACAATGGTCCCAAATCTGAAAGTACTCGTCTAGACAGAACAACACGTGGATCAGAGGAAGAGTCTGCTCCCGAAGATGAAGAGATGATGGGACAGAAGTATCCTATTGAGCCACCGCCAAAACGCCAACGGCGGGGAGGCGAAGAACACCTCGACATCTCCGTTCATCGGGGAGGTCGGCGTATTGTACATGTAGATCTTTAAGATCTCTAGGCAGGGATCCGAGCAGCATATGCAAGCTTGAACAGGTCAGGTTCAATCTTGACGTCCACTACCTCCAGCGTTGTTTCCAGAAAGTCAATGAGGGCACCGTACTCTTTCCCTTCTTGGGCTAGGAACACTTTGAGTTCTTTGATCTTGTGATCATCTAACCAATTCAGGAGAAGGCGGACCATACGGTCGTACACCAGCTTGTCGGCATAGGTCACGGGTCTATGTTGGCGGGTGTACACTTCCAATTCCTGGAGGGGCGTTGGATTTGGGTTGGGTGATCGCATTTGTATCTGTTAGTAGAGGAACCTTTAAAGTTAAAGCCTGCAGGGACTCTTCTATGTAGATGGAGGTATGTTCCACCTGGCCGCAAATATCAGGGACATCAAAGCCAGGAATCTTCCCGAACTTTTCGTTGCACCTATTGCGAATATCTTTGGGAATGATGGTGTTCGTATCTGACACCTCGTTGATATCCTGTTTAATGTATTTCAGGAAGGTTCCACAGTCCTTGCGACTCGCATAGGGAAGCACCACTTGTTCCTGAATCTTGCGAGAAATATGGTCCCACTTGGTGGCCGAGTGCTTGTAATCGGATGCTAAAGATGTCCAATTGAATTGCTCCTGAATCATCTTGATGATCCCAATTCCGACGGAGATGGAGCCAGTCACTATGGATGTTGTCTTGGGCTCAATTTGGGAACTTGCTAGAGCAAGGTTGACGATACCAATCAGGGAAATTGCGATATTGGTACAGATATTCATAGCGGTGGATCGCCTGCTGTAACGCGAATACGAATGGGTATGCATCCAATTGAATGATTTAGCCTGGTCACACCAATTTGCTAACATCGTATCAATTTGGGGGGTCCATTGCAGTCCAGGTGACGTATCGGGGGTTTCATCTTTGGTAGACATACTAATTATGTCTTATTGAGGTTTTACCGCGTTGGAGTCCTCGGGAGTCTGCGTATCGTGGGGAGTGGGGAAGTAGGGAACATAGGACTTCCAGACCGTGAACGCAAACACGACAAATCCGATAAGACCAAGGAGAATAGAGGTCCACGAGATGCCGAACATGACTATTTATTTGTAGGCACCAGATAGTTTATTGACCCAGCATCCGCAGTTGCGGTTATATCGGTGAGTACTTGTCGTCGCGTGATGCAGTGTGAACGCAGTCCACAGAACTGCCTGGCTGACACCAATATACTTGAATGTCAGGTTGTATACATTCATTTGATCTACGATAAGTGATTTAAATGACCCACCCTCAGTCATATGTGGGCGGGGATATCAAAGCCTGGTTAATGAGC